ATTAGATAGCTCGGCCCGAATTGCAAAGTTAGGGTTATCTTTCGCATCCTTGATTGTATCCACTATCTCTGTCTGTAACTGGTTAGTGATTATCATGGGGGCACGGGCCTGCGCTGTCGGTGGGACTCGCTTTGTTATACCTCGTATACGGCGTTTCATGTTATAGGTGTGTCCGTACTTGAGAGAGGGTAGTTCTGCACTACCTTCTCCGCGATGGCCATTACTTCGTTCGTGCCCCCGGCTATGTCGCAGAAATACTCATATTCTAACTCGATACTCTGTTTGTATATGGTAACAGTGAAACCCTCGTGCCGGTCGGTATCTTCAATATAGTATTTAAAGAATATCTCGGTTCCATTACCTAGTACAATCCTAGGCACCATTAAGGCGGTAAAATCATTCTCGGGATTGGCTCGCGCTTGAAGCAGTCGTTCTATAGCTTGCTTAATCTGAGCTAGTTGAGTTCTCGTCTCTTCAGCGGTACGCCCGAGATGCGGGTCTACGCGAGTTATGGTGGGGCGGGGTTTACTAACCCCTCGGATATGGCGGGCCATGCGATCAGCTATGCGTGTGGCCGTCAGGCTCGATACCGAGCCACATACCGCACCACGGTACCATAAGACAGCCCGGTCCCGGTCCAACCGTGCGGCGAAACTGGCGGTACGTTAACTGTTCCCCGGTTTCCGCATAGACGGGTTGCCGGTCATATACCCGCTTTATGGCTGTCCGCTGGTCCTTTGTGATGACTGTGAGCCGATGCCGTAGGGGTGAGGTACCCGAGAGTGGTGAAGTCATTGTGCGATCTCCGTGGTTGAGGTGAAAACTAGAGGTATTTGACCGATAGGCGTAGCACATTGGAAACGTGCGACCCGCGACAAATAATGTCGATTGTCAGTGTGGTGTCGCCATCGTCGTATTGAGCGTCAAACACTTCGGCCCCGAGGGTCTTCATGAGTTCCGTGTATGCCTCGGCGAAGCTTCCCTCGAAGCCGGTACCGTACTGAGACAGTATGTCCCTGATTACGTTCTTGGCGTGGTTGAATTCTATGCCTCTGCCGAGCGGGTGAAACATCGCAATGCTTGTGATCAGGTCGTTTGTGTCAACAATAGGCATGACTCACGCCTCCTCGTTCAGGTCGGGCATGAGTGTAATTACAATGCCCTGCTCGGGTACGCCGTAGTAATCTGCGCTTACTTGGCGCAGCATTTCGTCAAGCGTAATCAATCCGCTTTGCTGCTGCGCAATAATATCTTGCGCTTTCTTGTTGGCCGCTTCCTGTGCCCGCCACCCGAGATCGTCGGATAGTTCGAAGGCAGCTTCAACGATCTGATGCATGGATTTCGGTGCGCGTGGCTTATCATAGTTAAACATTGGAGTTTCTCCGTGGTTGGTTGATAACGATAGTATTATATCGTGATTGCACACGTTTGCAAATAGGGGATAACTCGACAAGAAAAAACCCCGCCGTGGGGCGAGGGTTTACATCTCTTTCAATCAATCTTAGTGCGGGGATTTATAACTAATAGAATGGAAGCATGGTATACCCACTTTCTTTCGGTTAATCGACGGCGCGGTGGAACAATAGTGTGGGTGCAGTGTAACTGGGCCGTCTGGTGCTAAATCATATCTAGTTATCCAATCAGTGAGTAGGTTGATTGCCATAGCCTCGTTGGCAAGGTGGCTTCTCCATCTATACCGTCAGTATTACGCCTCCCACGAGGACCCTGACGTTTTAACGCCCCTGCACGGGTCACATTGCCCCTACAAGGTGCCGCTAAACTGGTGGGAGAGAGGCAGCTACATGGGGCAGCACAATCCTCTCTCCCGCTCGGTGGGGAACCAACCACGGAAGCCCCGCCAAGTCTCATAACTCTCGCCGTATAAAGCTGGCGAACTGTTTGAATGTTATTTCATCGTGGTCGTTCATGTTCCAGATAGTCATCGCCGCGTCCGAGTCTATATCCATAAGCTCCAAGAAATCTGAGGACGGCTCGCTTGAGTGTTTCTTTGTGGGATTATGGACTACGGCTTTAACACCCTTGTATTCCGACGTAAGTATACTGTCACCTTTGGGGTGTCCGGTGGCAACATGTATCAGTACCCCGAAGACGCAGTACTTACCGTTTTCGAAGATATCAATACCCTGTCTGTAGTTTCTGCTTTCAAGCGCAGCGCACCAGCGGCCCTTCCAGTATTTATTCATGTGTCGCACTCACATTCTATCATTGTTTCTTCGCATGCGGGGCAGAGTTCCTCGCTACAGCCCTGAGTGTGTAAGGTAGCCTGCTTCATCCCGCATTCAGGGCACTTTATACGTCTTATCAGACGGCGGCGGTAGGATACGCCTCTACGCACTATATAGGCAGGGATATCGCCGGTCATAGCTCTTGCCCCGAGCCTACCCGATGCCCCGTAACGTACACACCTAAGTCTCTGTCCGGGTGCATGATCTCCTCGTGCATGGCTTTCTCAAGCAGTATGCAAAGTTCGATCTCCCCTTCCTCAGTCATGGGCTGCTTCTTGTCTGAGAGGCAATCGATGGTGAGTGATACTGTGACCCGGCTCATCTGCTTTCCTCCCGAGCGGTAAGCTCCATGTCGATTTCCTCGCCGTCCGGCCCCTTCGCTAGGAGGCAGAACACATACGACCGGTGGACTTCCTTGACATCGAGGATAAGCAGGGTGACATTGCGGTACGAGTAGATACCCCGCAGCGGTATCAATGGCTGTATCAGCCGCCGGATTATCAGGGGTGGGCTACTAATGAAAGCGTCATAGGAGTAATCGTCGTCCCATGATTCCACGAGTTGCCGTACTGTTTCTCGCTCACTCGGGGTCAGGCCCGGAATGGCGATATCATTCGTGATATAACCGGTCATCTGGCGTCCTCCGTTTCCATGAGTTCTTTGTTCAACCCTGTTATACGGTCACGGAAATCCAGTAGCGCATAAATCAGATTGTCATGCTGTGCGTAAGAGGTACTGGGAGTTTCTCCGTTTACATAAGTAAGCACGGTGTAGCAGTCTATACCATCGCCCGTATTGTGGGAGACGGTAACCCTCTTACTCACGCGTCCATGTACGTGGGAGTCCACGAGGATTTCGCTCATTGTCGTACCCATTACATATGCTCCGGGATATCGCAGCCCTCGGGGACGAGCCAAAGATCGCCGTTCTGGTACAACGTGTAGACGATGCCCGTGTCTGGGGAGGTGATCTTGGCGTTATCCTCAAAGAGGCACCAAGTATCCCAGTACTGTTCGTGTTCCGGGTTCTTGAGAATCTCCCAATCTTCGTCGGTTACGCCCGTGACGCACTCGCGTTTGGTGCTATCAACGAAGTCTCTGGGGATATATACCCCACGAGCATCGGACAAGTAGAGTTGCGCGTCGTTCTCGAAAATAAAATCAGGCATTGATGATCTCCGTGGTTGGTTGATCGTGCGCATAGTATAACGGAGATTGCACACGTTTGCAAACGCCGATTCCTGCTCTACCCGAAGCGCCGACCTTTTCGAATTCGACCAGTTTCCGCAATCCGATATCTTCACAATCGCCCCAAGTATCAGCAACCCGCCAGACATCCTGTCCCGATCATCTGTATGCTCTGCCGCGATCTTGTCGGCTATTCCCGCGCACCGTTCGCGTTCGGTAAAATGTGGGCGGGTTTCGCTGTGTTTTTTATTCCCCATAATCCGCTCGATCTATCTGGATTCGCAGGCGTCGCGAAACGCTGCATCGTGTGGGCAATGTCGCCCTGATGTTTTAGGTTCGCCGTCCCGGAGCTGTGGGCAATCTTCCCATGTGCAATCCCCGTCGCAATCGGCGTGGCAGGGTGATAGCGCGGACATAATGCTGTCGTGGCTCATTCGCCTATTCCCTCAATGGTGTCTTTCAACGTGGGTTTCAACTCGATATTCCGGCATGTCCCTGTTCCCTCCCAATCAGGATTGTTCTGCGTCGCGGCCCTCGAAGGCTTTGGCCTCACAATCGGGGTGATCTTCCCGAGCCAGATTTTCCGCCGCCCGGAAAGATTCGAGGTAATGCAACTCCCCTTCGCCCTTCGGAACCCGATAAGTTTTTGTGAGTGTGATACGCACCTGCACGTCATATTGGTCAGTCATCTGTCTTTCCTCTCGCTCCATTTTAACTGTTCGGGAATCCCGAATGGTTGCTCGTTGCTATTCGGCTAAATCGGACAGGGTGACGCTTTGCAGGTCTCCCCAATTTATCGGCTCTGCGTCGATGTCTTGTTCGGCGGGATACCTCTCGTCGTAAGGCAATTCGCCGTAACATTCCTCGCAGATAGGCTTGCCTTTCAACATACGAACCATGTGGAGCGGATAGCTGACGTTCTCCGCGCAGTTTTGTTCCTGACACCCGACAAGGGCTGTAATCTTTTCCATCGTTTCGCTCCATTCATTTCCGTTTGGCAGCTTGGTTCGCGGCCTTTTTCTCATTCCAGTCGCGCCCCATGATTTCCCTCCTGTGATTATGCGTTCGGACCGACAATCTCGGCCCAATGAGTAATTCTCCGGCCCCCAATTGCTTCTTCGAGCGATCCCTTGAGTGACCCGCCCATATGAAACTCAATATTCAACACTGGCCCCGCTTCGTGACGGACGGTTTACTAATACCCTTTATCCTACGTCTGCGCATTGAAATGCTCCATAATGGCTTCGCCTACCCCGACTAGTAAGGCGCTAAAAGCGGTGTACATTGTTTGCGTAAGTTTCTGGTCAACGTATACGAACGTGTGATATTCTTTAATAGGCTGCATGTACACAGTTACATACTTGCAGTTGTTTATGCTCACTATAGCTTCATGGCCATTTCTAGGGGCAGCGGGCATCTCGGACATTAAAGCCTCAACTACAACCGTAAGGTTGATTGCGTCTACTTCCCGAATTTCAGGGTCTTTCCCGCTTATCGTGGGCTTTCGTTTACTAACCCCGCGTATGTAACGTCTAGCCATTACCGTCTCCGAAGGTACCCGAGAACCATTGCCTCGAATAGTACTTTCTGGGACGGAGAGGTTTCATCGTATGCGGCCCGGATAGGTGCCATGCAATCGAGTATGTCAGCCGACGAATTGACCTTGTTGATGAATGACTTCTCGCGTCGTACTAACTGATCACGCATACGCCACTTTGTGCGGTCATCCGAGTTAGGGTGCAGGTCCACAAACACCGCAGCGCGAAGGTGGACATTGTTACCGTCCTCGTCCCCGGGTATGTCGTAAATGCCGCCCACACCCATGCCGCTAGCGTCCGATTGTTTCTTTGGTGAGTAGTGGCAAACAGTGCCACTCTCTAGCAGAAGTGCGTGAGTTCCGACTGCAATTAAGCCGATGTACGTCATGCGTACTGTGTTTTGTTCCTCAGACATTGACGTATACCGAGAGCGTGCCGGGGTTTTCCCATTCGATAGTGTAGCCGTGGTCGATGGCCCACTTCTCTATCTCGGGGCATACCCACGGGTCGCCGCCCGAGAACTCGCCGTAGTAGTCGGCGGCTCCGTCGCCTTCTTCAGCGCTAATGGTGATGTACTCCCCGGTATCTCCGGGAAGGGCCGTTAGTTGTTTATCGTTTACAATCTGATTGGTCAGACCGGTGCGCACTAAGCGCGGCAGGAGAGGAAGGCTGGCGATTACTTGCTTCAAGTCGGGCATTTGCATGTTCTCCGTGGTTGGTTGATCGTAGTTTTAGTATAGACCCGATGTTCCAGTTTTGGTACGTTTTAATAACTGTCTGTGTTTACTGAAAATTAGGTCCATATCAAGTACGTCAATCTTGTGGTTCTCGTTATACATGAGTTGCCTATTCAGTTCATTGAGCGCCCCGAGTAAAGCTTTCTTTGTCTTAATCGTATATACAAATACCCTGCTGGCCCGCATACCCGGTACCATCCAATCATCCTCTCCTTCGGGGAAATAACTGCGTACCGTTACCTGCGCAAAGTTAGGGCCGGTCAATGGCTCAAGCTGTATAATTCCAACGACTAATTGACTGTGTTCACATAGGTTAAACCTAAACCAATTGGTAGGGTCGGCTATATCCCTACCGGTGACAAAGCCGGTAACTGGCAGGTTCGCGGGTGTTAAATCCATGTAGATACCGGGCATATCTGGTATCGAGATTTTAGTTTCCGTATACTCGTATTGTGCCTGCGCGGCCCGGGGGTCCTCGTGGTTAGGCAGTGGTATGCGGGTTAGTCCTTTGATGATACGGCGTGACATGGTTATACCCTTTTGCAAACGTGTGCAATTACTTACGTTTCTTAAGCCGCTTACGTTTCTTAGGCTCTGAGTCATTCAGGCAATCGCAAAGGAACTGCGCTACACCTTGGCTATTATTTAGCGCTTTCTTATTCATCCCGCGCTTTACGAAAATGTCCCGGCCCGGATTCTCCTCGAACCGAATGATGTGGTGCATCAAATCATCCACATGGTTAATCGTCCATGGTCCACTCATAATCTATACCTCGTTATAATTACGTTTCTTCTCTCGGTCCCGCTCGGTAGGCGAAAGGTCGTCATACTCGCGCATCCTGTCGGTCGCTTCTGACTTTATAGCGCTGTTGGGTACCTCATACCATTCGTACTTACCGTTGTGTGAGTTCCTCCACCACCCCGACTGTACCCCGGGGACCGCTACTTTACCCGCGTTACGCGCCACTTGACGCTCCATAGCGAGCCGTGCGCGCTGTTCTCCTAGGGTTTTACGCTTATTCTCCTTCATTCACCATACCGATACGTGTTTAGCGGCTTCGGCGCGGACTTCCGCATAACCGAAAACACGGCAGAGTTCTCCGATCTCCGCGTCTGTCTCTGGGTAGTTGTGTACTTGCAGGCAGCTTATGACCATCTCCGCAACGCACTCGGCATCGCTAGCGCTTTTGGGGTCTGCTTGGTGCATATCTGCGGCGATATCCTGACTCATACTGTTGAGGTCGAGCCGTGCCTTTTCGCTTAATTCAAGTGTGGGCATTAGGCTTCTTTCTTTATTAGTTCAACAAACACCCGGCGATGAAAATCTTCGAGTTCGCCGTTAGGGCCAAGCATTTCAAGGTGACCCGCTAACTGCTCGTGGGCATGCAACAGGTCTTCCGCGTCAAAGCTGATATACTCATGATCCTCTTCGAGAGGGTCGTCCTTACGCTGGACGAAATGAAGCACAAATCTCTTTAGCATTAGACGACAATCTTTGCTTTGGCGCGGATGCTCGTCCTAACATCCACGAGTATCTCTCGGGCTATAATATCAGCCGGTCGTTGGTGGCCGTGATCCCGGTCATACTGTAGTATGTCAGCCACAATCTTAGTAAGGTCGCCGTCCTCTACATCGAACGATAACCTCGCCTGAACTAATGGGAAATGTCTATTCATTGTGTTTCTCTGTGGTCGGTTAATCGATTAGTTATGATAGATCGCCCGGCCACCCCGACCTAACGTTAATTGTCTCCCTAGTATTATTAACCGTTATCCACATTTCGGTATAACCCTCGTCGGCCATGCCCTCTCGTTCTAGGGCTTCCCGGTGAATCTTATCAAAGAGTTCGCAAGCGCCGTAATGTCCCATCTTACGATAGCGTCGGGCAGCACGTCTATAGCCTATGCGTAACCAATTAACCATACGTTGATGTAGGTCCGTTACAAACACGGTATTGTAGCTCTCATCCCCGGGGTAAACATTACCCATACTCATCTCTGACTTAGCGTCCCGGATCATGGCAGTGACCCATTCTTGTAAGAATTCCTCGGCTTCATCATTGTAGAGTTTACGCCTAGGGCGTAGGTGCGTGACGGGGTACTCGCGTTCCTCCACATACCGCATAAGGAAGGAGAACTCTCCTTTAAGAATATTGATGGGGTCTCCCCGGTCGGTTATACCATAAAGCCGCCACCAGTTCGGTATGACTCGGACATAGAGCATGGCCCCGAAAGCCATTAACTCGGCCTCTACCGATCCGTCATCGTTAGGGAAATGTTCGATGCAATCGTGTGCAACTGTGAAGGATGCACCCGAGTCTGCCTCGGGCATCCATAGGGGTTTCCACCCACTTTCTTCATACCGGAATTTGAACATGACTAACCTACCGATAAGGCAAAGTATAAGATAGTCCACAGAAAGCCCAGTTTTATAATAAGAAAGAACCAATCCATTATGTTGCTCTGTTAAGTTGATATTGCGTTTTTATATAATGAGATAAAGCGCACTTTTAAGAAAGCAGGTTGTTCTTTACTAGGGGTTAGCTACGAGTTCGCCGTCGCAGAACCACTCAATACCCTCATACTCTCCCGCTTCAATAACAATGTTACCTGATACCGAAGTCACGCGATAGTACCTGCACTCGATCAGCGCTGTTGCCGGTGGCCGTTCTGTGGAAACGGCAGTATTGATCTTCTTGGGTATGTGTTTCTTCGTGTTCTCGGTCATGTGCGTGAAGTTGCGGTTGGCGAGAAAGGGGCAAGCCTTAAGCGAGAATATTGCGCATTCCCGGTGACTCGGACCATCGTTGAAGTAATGGCTCTTGGCAGATATTGGCCCACCTATAAAGAAGCGGTGGCGACCAAGGGGCTGTCCGCAGATGAAGCACATGCCCGGGATAACGAGCCTGACATGTATATCGTCTGCACATATATCGAAATGAGGCTTACCCTCACTGTCGATATGGGCGAACTTTGGGATGGGGTAGCCCCGGTGATCCAAGGGCAGGGCTTTCATCTTATCGGGTATCTCAATATCTGTATTAAACATTCTGTCCACCATTATAATTAAGTGGGGAGGCTTCTGTTGCAAGGTGCCTCCCCGAACCCCGTCACCTATTTCTAGGCAGCAATGGCGATTGCGTCCGCCTGAACGTTGTCGTTTGCATTTACATGCGTGGCCCGCTACGTGGGTGCCATTCCGTGTCGCGCAAACAGCTTCTAAATCCCGTCGATCCTATTTCGCCCCCACTAAAGAAAACACCCGGGAGGTCCCGTCGAGAGCAACCCCGAGAAACCTACTCACGTACCGCGACACCCGTATGATCACTCTGGAGTGTGGCAGGGGCCGTCCTGCTTCCTTAAAGGGAAGAGACGAGGTGTTCTCTTTGGTGGAGGCGGCGGGTACTGCCCCCGCGTCCGGTAATCCTTCGTCTATTTACGAGTTACGACAATAAATAAGCGAGCGCGTTACTTAACGATCCTGAACTTACTCATAAACTTACGGTATTTCTAGATTACCGCTTGCACCAAGTTGTTCATTGCTGGTTAAAGCTGCTCGCCGTTAACCAATTAGGGGCCGCGCACCTTAAGGGTGGGCCTGTGGCAGGTAACCCACCGAAAACTCTATACTCATATCGGTGTTTCGATTACCTAAACCCCGTGGGGTGCGCGGCTAACGTATAGTAACGCGGGTTACAGTCCGGCGCAAGGGTAGATTGTCCAACACCCTTAGAGCGGTAAGAACATCACAGGATTGACGAAAGTTTCTATCGACGTTGCGCAACTTCATGTTGACCTCTCCTGTGAGGTTGCGCAGAAGCCCGCCGTTCCTGTGCCGGGTAGTGGTTAACTCGTGGTGGTAGTTCATGCCGTTAGCCCTAAGCAGGATATGCCCTATCTCGTGGGCTAACGTGATATCCGATCTCGCGTTGGGCAAGTTGTATAGGTAGATGGTATTGGACTTGGGGAGGGCGAGGCCATCGAAGGCATGATGCGACCCCGCGCTAACCACATTGGGTACGATGACTGAGCCATCCGGGTGTGTAGGGGCTTCCACGTTTAATAAGGAAGCAACGCATACAACGATTTTAGCCAGTGCCAGCATGAGACGGTACCCTATATAAATCGTTCGTTTTGCAGACGTTTGCAATGGACTCACGGAACGTCTCGACCGCTTTCATGTCGAATTCGATTTCCGTAAGCTGGAATAATTGGTTTAAATGATTGCACAAGGAGTTTAAAGCAGTTTCGGGTGGACAGTGCAATGCCCCGCTGTCGAGGTATTCTGTCAGGGTGAGGTGTACCGCTATCAGCACTACGATGGGACGGTTAGACTTGCCACCGAGAATAGCGTTGGATACTCGCACAAGCCTACGATTGACCGTAACTGTGTCCTTGTAGTCAAGCCCCTCGCAGGCTTCAATGGCACAGAGTTCAACGTCCTTACGTAAAACCCTACCTACCTCGTGGCCGTGATCCGCCATGATCTCGGCGGCGGCGGATATCAGTTGAGGGAGTAGCACATGTTCAACGCGGCGGCGCATGGACAATCTGCCGAAGTAATACTTCATTCTATAAGCCCTAGGTCAACTTCGATTTCAAGCAGTCGGTTAGTCCACTCTCTCTTCTTACCGATTAGTGAAAGTGTTTTTACTGTTCTTCCTTCGACATCCATAATACGGATAAACATTCCGTGTATCAAGACAAGATCGTCGCAACCAACCATCCTCTGATAGATGGGCGTGATCTCCGCCCAATAGCCATCGCTAAAGAGCAACTTCTGGCCCGCGAAAACCTTCATCCAATTGTTTGTAAAAGCATTTACTGTTAACTGCGTACCCGGCTTTGGGTAGCTGGAAAGGACGCCTTCGACCGAGGTTATATCGACCCTTTGTGGTTCCTCCACAAAAAAGTGCCCCTCGCTGATTCTACGTCTAATAGGCATATATTGACCCCCGCCTGTTTAGTGGGTGATATCCTTGGGGTTCTGCTCAAGGATCGCCCGGGATAAGTTTCTGAATAATTGAATGACGCAATTCATAAGAGTTAGCCTTGGGGTTTTACCGAAAGCCATAGGCTCATCCTTGTCGAGGATAGCCCCGATGTAGCCAGCGTATAGCAGCCCGTTCTCGGCAAGATACCCCGCCTCCCCTGTTGGGACATCCTCAAGCAGCCATATAGTAACCGGGCCGAATTGTAAGGCCCAATCTAGCAGTAAGCCCGTATCCTGTAGAATGGTGTCGGTCGGGCCAGCTATATTACCCTCATAAAAGTATGAGGTGTATACTCGGAAGTTATCGTACATGTACTGTGCTTCCTCCCCGGCCACTACGTCCTTAAACATCGTCTCAAGGTGTACGTCGCGGATTATACCTTCCGGGTCCACGTAGCTATTATTCTGTGGCATGTTAACTCTTTTTCCTTCTTGGTTTAGTACCATAGTTCATTTACTGTGGTATGTAATTTCTTGGGCCATTTTACCTTGCCCCATTCGACATCGCACGTTCCGAATTGATCGTAGGCGAGCATGCGCCACGCCACTCCGAAGTAAGCCCCGCACCAGCGCAAGTCGAGGTGTTCCTGTTTCGCCCCGGGTTTCAGTTCGCCGGGATATCTACGGATCGCCGCTTTGCCGCCCCAAGTATGGTTATCGTGGGCGTAGAGTGGGACTTTAGGCCATTTTCCGAGGGCTATAGGCAGCGTTTTAGGCCGTTTTAAGAGCATACGCCGGGATTTGACGGGTAGGCACCCGTAATCGTGGGGTTCGCCTGCTATGAGGTCGCAGAGAGCGTTTAAATCATGGTATCCGATAGGGTGACGCATAGCCCCCCGCAACAATATATCGTGCTGCATTTCGGAGTAGCCATCGACGCTATTCTTCTGGGCGCGTTTGGTGAGCATGGACATTATCCGCGCCCGGTGCCGGTCTTGATCGTCGCCGTCTCGGTGCTTAAGTTTAAGCAGCCCCTTAAGGCCGTACTGGGTATCCGATAGGTTGCCCCGATCAATCCCGAATAGCAGATGGTTCTTTAGTACTTGATATTCCAGATCGTCAATTTGTTCTGCGGGCTTGGCGACGTTACGGCCATACTTTTCTACGAGCCGTGAGTAGCCTTCCATCTCCCCGGTGAAGGTATCTATACGCCCGGGGAGTTCCCATTTCTTAGGGGTTCGGCAGAACCACAGAACGGCTTTGCACACGTTTGCAATATCGACCGGCTTATTCTTTTGGAGCTTCATGAGGTACGCCCCGAGCTTGTGGTCCCGTGTCTCCTCATAGAGAATGTTTTGCATGTAGGTAACGACGCCCTTAGAGCCGCGAAAGGCCATAAGGATTGAACCCCAGAACCAAGCCTTTTCTTCGTCGCCCCGGCGTAGCTCTTTATGGAAGGCGCTGACGACCTCGTACCGATTGTATCGAGTAGCTAATGCTTTGACATAAGGCCAGACTAATTCGTCGTAGTCCTTGGCGGTGAGGCTGGCCAACGCCTTTAGCTTATGTATGCAGTACTTATTAGGCGTCCACTTACTGTCGCCCGCGTTCCAAACCCACGCAGCCCCGTTATCGCAAGAGCATTCGCCCGTATCAAGCTCGATTACGTAGCTATCACCGGACTGCATGTGATCCGCTTTGGCGACTCGGCATCGCCCGATAAACTTGGGGTGAAGTGGAGTGAATGATTCTTCTGGGTATTCGCTATCGTTGAGCATGGGTGATCCTTGTTAGATTTATAATTATATAGGTCGCAGCCTCGGTTAACAATAAGGTATATTCTTACTCCCGGATAATCCCGAACTTACCTACGTCCTGTTTGATATCCTCTACATCTATGGATCGGTGAAACTTCTCAAGAGCTATGCGGCTTCCGGCTTCCATCATCTTGATATGGTCTTCGATTCTTTCGTACTTTAAGGCTTTAACGCCTTGCCCGAATATATCATTCAGCGTTAATACGATAGCCGTGGCCTGCCCCTGTAAGTACATGGGATTATTATGGGTGCGCTCCATGTAGGGGTCGGGAAGTATTCCTTTACGGTACCAACGCTGAAAGCTGCTTACTGGTATCCCGTACAGTGCCGCTAAATCCTTAAGCCGTATAAGCTTGGTACTACGGCCCGCGATAGAAGCCGCTACCCCTATGTTGCGGTAATCGTATATAGACTGTACTCGGGCAGGGGCTATCCCGGGTTTCATATGTACTAGGGAGTATTCCCCGTGCTTCTTTCGTGTGTACTTCCTCTGGGCTATCTCCGATACCTTTAGCGACCGCGTGGTAACGATCTTGATAGAGTGGAACCAATCATCTGGTAATCTTCCCATTAACCACGTCCCTGTGTGGGATACCGCGTAGTCTGGCTATGATCCGCGCCCGCGCTCTTGCGAGTAGTATGCGGCGTTGTCTCGGTCCAGCGCTGTGTAATACAGTGTGTTCGGCAGCGGTGAATCCCTTCACGCCGTTGTGGTCTAGGTACTGTGTGGGTTTCCATTTCCACGACTTTAACTCATTAAGGCAGTTCAAGGGGACATTGTAGTAATCGACCGCTTTGCCTATAGCTATCGCTCGGTCGAAAGGACATTCAATGTTATCGAACATAAGAAGAGGGGGCGAATTACCTCCCCCTCTCTTTATCCGTTTACGGCGAGCCAATGCTAGGCCGCTTTGGCTTTTTCACGCCCGGACGTGTCAACGCCCTTGCCGCTGAGTTCCTTCAGCTTTTTCCGACCGGCGGATTTGGCTTTCTTGACGGCGCTGTCACCAAGATTGTCGCCAGCCCACTCCGTAAGGATGTGTTCGAAGGTATCGTCCAGTTCGAGGCCGAGCTTCTTGCTCGCCTGTTCGAGGATCATCTTCGCACCCTCGGCCTGATCTTCGAAGAGACGGAAGCTGAACGCGATCTTCTTGATCTTCGTTGAGGTAGGGGTCGGTCGGGAGTTCCCGGTCACTTCGTAGTTTTCCTTGAAGTGAGCTTTCAAATCGACCACCGGCTTGTCTTCGGCTTCTTCGATAAGCTGCTCGACGTTATCTTCGTTCGCATAGCGGGCAACTTCCGCCGCTTTCGACCAGCCGATCTGCTTGAGCATGCCTTCGTTGAAGTTCTCCATTTTCGAGAACGACATGTAGATATCGATGAAGTATTTCGCCTTACGGCCTTTGAAGCCGAAGTTGGCTTCGCAATACTCGTCCCAACCCTTGCGCTCGTCGGTGAAGCCTTCGTCCTTGTACACGCCGTCGTAGTAGACATGAGCGAGGAGACCGCCCATTGAGAAGTAGGAATGGCTCTGATACTGCTCGACATCGAGAATGATGGCCTTTACCTGATCGGTAAGACCGCCCTTCTTGACGAGTTTGCCGATATCGCCGACATCAACGATTTCGATGGGGGGTTCAATGACCTTGCCGTTGCCGCGTTTGAGTTCGGCTTCAACGAGTTCTTCAGCGTCGTAGCTGTCGGGGTCGGCCTTGTAGGCTTCGGCTTCAGCAAACTTGACGCAGGTATAAATCTTACCGGCGTCCTGTTCGGCAACGTCGATGACTTCGACTGCTTCGCCGACCTCGAACAACGGATCATCGTTCTTTTCGGCGTAACCGGCGAAAGCGCGGCGATCACCGACAACGGCGAATGCTTTCTTCGGCTTGGGGGGAGCGGCCTTTTTCTTGGTAGCCTTTTTGGGGCTTGCCTTTTTGGCGACGGAAGCCGCCTTGGCCGGGGTCTTGCCTGTCTTCTTAAGTTTCGGTGCCATAGGTGTTAATCCTCCAATTGGCATTTAAAAATATCGTTATGACGTAAAGTGCAGTCGAGTTGTTTATAGGTTAAATCGGGTAAGGGGTCAATACGTAAAACCCTTCCTTTGTAATTATTAACCGGCCCGCGCTATGCACTCTACCTCGGCGATGCTTATGTCACGGTAAAAGCTGTGACAGAGTTTAGCGGCTACCACTGCATCCGCTATGTTGTCGTTTTTTGTCCTTAGCCCCCATAGTCTCTCGACCGCGAGCATGACGCCTTCCTTAGAGGCTCCTCCGTGGAAGACGAATTTCTTCATCGTCGTAGCTTGGCAAACGTACACGCCGTACCGAGCATTGAACGCCATAAGTTTAATGAAGCCAACTAGCTCTAACCGTACGATCAGTTTACCCGCGAACCTACTAGCACCCGGCAACTCGATCAGTACGTTAATCTTGTCTGCCATTAAGCAGTTCTCTTCAATGGCGGTTTGCAGACGTTTGCAAATATACATAGTGCGGTGGAAGTCGTTTAGGTGATCCTTGTTAGTGGTTACAATCGACTCCGTGTAAACGATATCCCCATCGCCATTCAGTATGCATATACCGGAGTCACTTAACGCTGGATCGACTCCTACGCTGAATACGTTTTCGTGTTCTTGGGTTCTTTGTGGCTTTTTTGATATTCTTTTTCGCTTGGTCATAGGTGTTCTCCATGTGAAAGCAGGGTACAGCCACTTTGCATTTCTTGGCCCTGCCCTCGTCAACCTTGGTGCATATGCGGTCTGGTAGATCGCCGGTTATCATTCCATCAGTAACGAGGCGAGCCTTATCAATGAAGGGTACCAGCCGACTACGCTTGCCGACCTTTTGTACAAACTCCTTGTAAGGGTGACCAAAGAACAATTTACTGTTGCTGCGGTCAACGTACAGGTAGTGAATATTAGCGCTGACGTTATAGCCCATATCTCGGAGCATCCAATAGTAGAAACACGCTTGCAATGTGTGATCCCCTAACGGGCCGAGCATACCATCGAAATCGACATCCGCCCTATCGATGGTTTTAATCTCATAGATAATAAACCGTTTGCCCCACTTAATCAGAAAGTCGGGGTGACCGACGATCCTGAATTTAGGGATACTAACTGTAACTTCGACGTAAGTATCTGGATAGGTGCGGCAATGGTCGCAGCGATTGGCTACCACATGTTCTGGGCGGTACCCGGTATGAGATAGTTTCCGGCAGGAACACTCCCAATCGCCCCAAGCTAAATGCCCCCACTCGCTTTTGCGCATCCACTGGTTGCGTACGTGGTCATGTAGAGCATGCCCGGTAGCAAACAGCAGACTAAATCCCGGGGACAGTGAGCTTACTGATACCTCGCGACCGAGAAAGTGGCTAACAACATATTCCCGAGAACAAAAGGCGTATTGCTTATTGACCTTCATTACATCGGATACGTGGATATTGAAATCGGTCGTCGCCATCCGCGTACGGTGGCTGTGGGAGGTCATACGGTTAAGGGTGTCGGCCATGAGGCTTAGGGGTGGGTTAGTCGTAGGGGCGCGGCCCGGCTTGCTCTTGGTGCGGCTTTTACCGAGGCGTTTTAGCGCTATATCAACTGGTTTTGTCATTTTTCAGTAAAGCCTCTAATGCCCATACCGGGATTACAGCTACCTCTTCTTCGGTTTTGCCGTCTTTATTATAAAACTCAACGATAATGGCAGGTACTTCGTTACTAGCTACCGCTGCATTGTGTATCTTACCTAGCATTTCGCGAGTGATGCTAAACGACTTATGGATAGTTCCTTTATGCTCGATGCGGGCAACGTCAGTTATCTGTACGTCACCTTTCTTTGTTTTATTACCTGACCCCGGCGTACGCCACCCGCCGAAGCGTTTGGCTGCTTTCTTTTCCCGTCCGGGCGACACATGATACGAGATAGGCTGCTTCGCCTTATGTGCCGCCCGCTTCAGGTACGGGTTCTTTCTATCGCCGGGAGGCATTAGGCCACATCCCATAGTTCCCTGTGGATATCAACCAAATCGGCTACAATCTCCCGCTCTGCGTCCGGGTTTTCATATAACCATTTACTGAAGGCGTCGGCTGATTTGTGCTTACCGAAGCGCCCGTTCTCACCTACGGTGTACTTACCTTCAACGTACCCAACGCTGGCACCAACGGTAAGGATGGTCTTGCCTTGATCTACAAAACCCTCCGGTAGCTCGTTACAGAATTCGGGGGAGCGGATGATCTTAAACTTACCTTCCCGAATACGCCCGCCAGTCTTATCTTTAGATATAGTGAACGAGTGATCGTTGTACTTTACGGCACCTGAGTTCTGGTCCTTTTCTTCTTTGTTTTTAGCCACAATCTGTTGACTAGTGGAGAATTCAAGGGCCTTGCCGCCCGGGACCGTACGAGGATCACCAAACATAACGCCGATCTTCATGCGGTATTGGTTAAGGTGCAGCACGACCGGCGTATGCCCTCTGTGGCGCTCTATCAGCAAGGCATTGTTTACCTTACGTATGAAGTTGCCGACTAATCTCGCTTGCAGTGCAACGTTGTGGTCTTCCGCAGATTCCTCCATTTCCTTCATAGGGGCAAGGAACGCTATACTGTCCGTGACTATGATTGATATGTTGTCACTGCGTACAAGCCCCGTGGCGATATCAACTGCCTCTTCCCCGGTTTCCGGTTCAACAATCATAAGGCGGTCGGGATCGCCGCCGAGTTTACTAAACCACTTATTATCGAACGTTCCTTCGATGTCTATAAGAACTGGGTATAGTTCCGGGAACATCCTCTGTGCGTACGCAATGTACTTGTGAGCCAAGGTTGATTTACCGGCTGAACGTTCGCCGACTATCATGGACCCCCGAGATTGCATAAGCCCGCCGCACAAAGCTAAATCGAGTGAGAGGATGCCAGATGGTATACGCCCGTAATCTAGTGATCGGTCGGAGCCTCGCCGTGCGACCCCCTTGCGGGTACTAAGCTGTGCGAATATCTCGCCTGCTTCCCCGCCGAATTCTTTAGCGTTGCTTGTTGTGGTTGCGACTAAACCCGAGGATACGCGGCGTCGTACCCCGCCCTTGGCCTCGGGGGAAGCACTATCGCTTCCCCCTTTGACCCGCTTACGTCTGACTTTCGCCATCAGTCGTCGTCTTCATCCTGCGCTTTGAGGATAGCGGCGACGGCTTTCTTCTTCTGGGCGGCACCCTTGCCCTTCGGAAAGGAACCCATGTCCCATTCGGTGTAGATTTCTTTGAGTTCGGAAACGTCGGAGTCCATGAGTTCTGCCTTGGTGTAGGCTTCGTCTTCGTCCTCGTCGTCTTCGTCGTCGTCTTCGTCTTCGGACGTATCGTCGTCATCGTCGTCGTCATCGTCATCATCGTCATCATCGTCGTCTTCGGCGAGGGCTTCGATTACTGCGTTACGTTTGTCGCCGATCTTCTTGAAGTCGTCAAGATCAACGTCGAGTTCGTTTCCGTCGATAACTTCCTGAAGGTCGTCGTCCTTCATCTTTTTGATTTCAGCGGCGGTAGGTACTTCCGCTTCGTCGTCTTCGTCGTCTTCGTCGCCGTCTTCCTCATCGTCGTCTTCGAGCGCTTCGAGAACCGCAGCCTTGAGCGATTTCAATCCGCGAGCGGTGTCCTTGAACTTGGACAGATCGATTTCGAGTTCGTTCTCTTCGATAAGAGTTTCGACTTCCGAACGTTTCTTCAGGGCGTTGACGTACGCTTCGTTGTCTTCGACTTCATCGCCGTCTTCGTCTTCGTCGCCTTCGTCGTCGCCGTCTTCGTCTTCGTCTTCGTCTTCGTCGGTATCGTCCGCTTTCATTTTTTCAGCAAATTCGGCTGATACGGCTGACGCATCCGCGAGGTACTTACCAGCAAGTGCGCTGGCGGCTTCGGCTGCATCGTCCATTTCCTCTACGTAGGTAGGAAGTGTGACGATAACGCTGGTTTTCACCGACTCAAAGTCCCCAACGTTCTGGGTGACGCTCTGGCCGACTGCGATGCTGCCGGGAACCGTATCGAATACACCCACTTCGATGGTCTCTTCGGAGTCGGCTATCGGGACGATCTCGCCATTGGCATATTTCTTGGTGGCGGTGATCGCTACTGTCGCAGCTTCGGCAGTTTTCTTGGTCGTTCCTTTAGGCTTACGAGCCATGTTTAGCTTCCTTTTGGTTAAGTTAACGATTTACGTATAATGTCCACTTTATCGTGTATAGCGTCGATAACGTGAACGTGGTCAGTGCGAAAGTATTTGACCTCAAGTTCGTGCTTTGCGAGTTCTTCCACAAATACGCGAACCTCTTCCGATATGTATACCTCCTTATTTTTAGTCAGTCCGTGAGTCTTAAAAACGGGTGGCGGTATTTGCCCCCGGTCGATGTAGCGCCACAGTGTCGGATAAGGACGCTGTAACACTTTAGCGGTTGTGGGGATATCGAATGTCTTGAATTCCCGAAGTTCCCCGCTTGGTAGCACGATAGGTAATGTTTTACCTAACGGGTCCATGAATTGCAACGTATAAGATAGGTCCTTTAACTCGAAATCGGGTGAAGTTCTGCGGTACCGTTCTCGTTCCTTCTTTCTGTGCTTTTCCGGGTCATAGTTAGGTTTTGCCTTGTCTTGAATATGAGCGGCCCGTTTCTTGCCTATTTTACGGAGTTTACGCGGCATCAGTTAACCCTCTTTACAACGGCTTTGTGTTTTTTGAAATAATTAAATCTTGCGTTAGTTTTATCAATCAAGATTTCTAACGGCTGTTTATTACAGATTATACGATCATCGACACTAACCCATTCAGGTGTGTCTTTGCCCGGAAAGTCTCTTAACACGCGCCCTAACGATTGGAAAACGTTTCCTCGCGGGGTTAGTTCAAAACCCATATCAAGCCGGGGTATATCCGTACCAAGGGCGAACTTACCGTATGTTGCCCCTATTATCTGGCACCGGCCCGCTATAACCCGTAGTTCATCGGTGGTAGGTTTTCTTTTTTCCTTTGATACCCGTAATTCTGACCCAGAAACTAAATCTGGGTTTTCCTCGCACCATTCGTCGTAAAGGTTCTTGGCTTGTTTTCTCGTGCTAAGAGTGCCGAGTAGTTTCCTGTTACGGCCCCCGTTGAATGAGATATTGGCCCTACGTTGCCCCGTCTCATATTCCCCTACATACAGCCCCAGATCGCCCCGGGGTACGCCTAGCTTGTTTAGCAGTCCTAGCATGTGCTGTAGGTGGAACACGCGGTCAGACAGTAATAATATATTCCTGCCTCGTTTAAAGCCTCTATCGAATATAATCTGCGCAAGTGTATCGTTCCTGCGGGGTAGCCGGGCTAACTCGGTTACTAGCCGGAATTCATCAAAGTGGTTCCAGCCCGGGCGCTTCTCACGGTACTTGTAAACGAATACCTTTGGCTCAAACACTTGCTGCTTAGATTTAACCGAGGGCTTCCCTAGGTGGCTTACAGTTACCTTTTGCAGGGCATCTGTACGGTTAGAGGCTGTCATACCCCCACGAATGCGAGCAGGGAATTTACCGAGGACTGCGGCTAGCTTAGGGGTGGCTGACACATGTACTTCGTCAATAACGATGCGCCCGAAGTGTCTATAGAACTCCTGCCCGTAATCCCGCCTAGCAAGCGAAGGCAGCATACCTACGACAACCGCTTTATTCTTGTAGTCGCATACGTCCTGTTGGGCTATACCAACGAATGCCTCTACCCATTTCTCGCCGAAGAAATAACGCATCCCATTCTTACGCTCAACGTTACCTAGCCATTGCTCCTTAAGGCTGTTCGTCGGCACGATAACAAGCGTAGGTAAGTGTAACTGCTGCATAAGCCAAAGGTCTGCTACCGTTTTACCCGACCCCGTGGTGGCGTTCGCTTGGTAGTCTACTATGCCATCCGCTTTGCAGACGTTTGCAAGTGAGTTCATAAACTCGGCTTGCTGCGCGTCCCTAGGCTGTATTACCCCATTCTCTACAAAATCGAAGGCGCGGCCCGTCGCTCCATTACTCGTACGATTGATATAGTTAAGGTCGAATTCCTTTAGTCCGAATGCCCGTGGTATTCCTATATATCCGACAATGGATAAATCAAAGAGTTCGACCTTAACGATATCATCGCCTTCTTCTCTAGTGGTTTCCCGAAAGATTTCTTCCATCTTGGATGGGCCGCTATATACATTTACTGTTAACTTACGCTTGAGCTTCTTAACGTCGCCCGCCAAACGCAACGGAACATAGTACATGCTCGTTACGAATGGCCGACGCCGTAAAGCGGGGCCTCTAGGTTCTAGTCGAATTCGACGCCCCATAGTTAGTTAGTCCCACTCTGCATCATCGAGATTGTCGGGATCGTCGTCGTCCGACTCAGTATCTTCGCCGCCGAGAGGGGTAGTTCCGCCGTAGCGTTGGCGCATTTCCTTTTCGGTCGGGTAGGGAAATACTTCCTCGTAATCGATAACTTCGAAGGGTTTCTTTTCCTTATCGACGTATTTGGCCATTCGGGTATCGGACGCCCACCCGACGAATTCGGGATCGCCGATGCGCTGTGTCTTACTGCCGTTATCCCGGTACAATTCCAGTGACATACCTCGGAACGTTTCTTTCCGCTTATACATGCGTTCGTATTTCGGGATAGCCGTGTTCTTAATCGGCAGTAGCTTACGACTGTACTTGTACTTGTCCCCGGCCTTAGTGGTAAAGGCGCGACGATCAATAACTGTGAGGAACATCGCGTAATAGCCCTCTGCCCCGAGTTTCTCGCAAAGGGGGCAATGACCGCTAGCTTTGATACATGCATCGAATTGGTTCCATATGCCGTCCGGTCCCTTCCAATGATGCTCATGGCGAAAGAACGGCTGATCATCGAGAATAATAACTTTTGCCGTTTCGTCGGCGGAAAGGCCGAGGCGGAACGGTGTACTGTTTTTACGCTTCTGGTTTTCCTGCTCTTGCTTGGCTTGCCTGAAGCCCGCTGCGCCCCGTTTATTAGCGCCTTTGAATCCCGCCGCCGCGCCCCGTCCGGCTTTTTTCTTTGTCCGTTCGCGAACTTTCGTTTTGGTAGATTTCTTTCTGGGGGGTGTTTTAATAAGTCGTCGTGGCATTATGACCTCTTTAAGTTTTAATAAGTTATTCCAAGTAGCTCGTATAAATGAGCTTCAATGGTTATACCCTATTACCGATTTTGTGTCAAGTGGTATAAAGTTCCGCGTTCTTGACAAGTTTGGTTATTTTACGGCGGTCTAACTGCCCCGGATCGTTATATTTCTTGTTCGGATAGTTCACTACTGATTGTGTTAAATTCTCCCTTAGCTTATACAGTGCGCCGTCCATTATTCTGCGCTCGCCATCCTCTTTAACCCCCCATAGGCAGGATAGCCCCGCTTCATCATTATCCACAAACCATATAATAGGTAGCCCTATTGCCTCTAACGTACGTAACTTTGCACTCGTTGCATAGCTACCTAGGAGGCAAACTACGTTAGGATATCCGCATTCTATAACATTTGCGTAGTCAAATGGACCCTCAACTATAATAAGGAACTTGTAGTGACCCCGATGCTTCCATGCCCGCTCCTCCCCTAGCATTAACTGTTCTTTAGGCAACCCGAAATAATCTCGTACTTTTGGATGTTCGGGTGGGTCGGGTGTGCCTATCATACGGCCAGTAAAGCCACGGAATCTGTAATAGCGATCAAAGGCGGGAAACAGTACCCGGCGTTGGTAGGAATCCCATCGCAGGGCTAGGCGCATCATGGTATTGGCATATATCCTACGTTCCCCGCAGTAGTCTATAGCATCTGCGTAAAGTAGAGCCGGGGGATAGGTGGCGAATGCCAGACCTTTATCAGGTAGGATTACCGATTTCTCGGACTCTTCGTCCGCATCCCATTCCGGGAATTCCTGTGTTGCGGTGTGCAGTTCGGCTAGCTCTACTTCGAGGCCGATAGCTCTTAAACTATCGTCGTCCCGGAGTTTGGCTAGATCATACGCCAGTTTCGGTAGGGAACCGTGACTATGACATGAAAAGCACTTATACGCGCTACGTCCATCCTCTTTAACAAGAATGCCGAAGGACGGGGAGCGGTCCAGCCCTTTATTGTGACGCCAATGGGCGAAGGGGCATTTACTGGAAGTCCACCCGCTGCGGGCTATCCTTGCATCGAGTGCTATACCAAGCTTGGCCGCGTACTGCCGAATACCCGCTTCGTTCATCGTGCCTTAGTCTTACCATGTATGCGTATGCGGCGTACAGCCTTGCCGTCTTTAACCCCTAAGCACCATACTTTGCTTGTGGGAAAGCTATATCTTACGTAGTCGCCTCGCGCCTCGCAGGCTCTATAGCCTCTGGGCGTTTCCATGTTTGGCTGACCAGTGGCGCTTATGATTATAAGAAACCAAAGCATACTACACTACTCTACGTCGGATATAGAGTAAGCTAGCGCCAAAGATAATCAAAGTGCCCGGGACAGGAACGTCTACGGTTGACCCGCATACTAACCCAATACAGAACGTGCCATTATCACCTACCTCGACTCCGGCATCGTTAGTGATGACTACCACCCATGTACCCTCGGGAGCAAGTTCTATGAATGTGGACTGACCGTTAAGAAAAGCCGTGGATACTACTGACGATGTGTCGAAATTGAACCATGTAGGGTTCGAAAGGTTGCCACCGAAAAACGTAATACCCTTGATCACGATGTCGAGTGCCCCGGTACGGGCGTTTACTACCGCCCCCGGTCCCCAAAGGGTTTCCTCAATATTCCATACTCCCCCGTGGAGCAAACTGCTGCCTTGCTCCTCGAAGATAACCGGCACGGGTAAGGGTGCGGCCCGCGCTTGCTTGACAAATACTCCTACCAGTATAGCGGCCAGAGTAACCAGTACGAGAATAATGCTTTTTTCTTTATAGTGCATCAGTTAATACCTTCTATGAATTTGCGGGCTTCATCTACCCCGTTCATTGCGGCGAGTAAAGCGAGCGAAGCAAGTAGGGGAACTGTGGGCGAAAGTTGTGGGTGCTTCGACATATCTGACATGATAGAAGACACGGCGGTTGGCCCATCGCCCGCATCAAGGTATTCCCGGGCGCGACTTTTGGACCATTCGAGGTGTTCGTTACGCTCAATCATGATGTTATTCCCCGTACTTGTTGCCGCTGTTGCATACCCGATACCCGGCGCAGATTGTCAGGAATGTTGCAAACGTTTGCAAACGAGAGCGAACCGCCCACCAGAACGCATGCTTCAGGTAGAGGTGACGTGCCGCGAGTTCATGATACTCGGCTGCGGTTGCTTCGTCCTTGAACGGGTTTTCCCCGCGTTGCATCATTTCCTCAACGAATTCATTCGTATCGGCCCCATCCCGCATGATCTGGGCGGCATCTTCCATCGTTCCGGCGATATGCTCCTGACCAAGATCGATCAACTCGAATTCGGTTTCGATCATATTGAGGTAGAGAATCTTTTCGTCCGGTGTCAGAGTACCTAATACTGGGCGACCGCCGACCGGTTCAAGTTCAATCTCTTCAAGGGTATCGTCAATGATCTTTTGCTCGCGCATCCGCCCGAGGTCGATAACATTGTCCATTTCGCTATACCCGTATTTTCCGTCTGCTTTTTCCACTGGTTTTACCTTTCTTAGGTTTGGGTGGCTTCGGCTTATGGATATTGTAAATATGTACGCCTGTTTTAGCAAAGCCGGGTTTCATGTCTACCGTGCGCACGGAAGCAGCGGTACCCTTCTTGGGTATCTGAAGGGAAAGCACCCGATCCTCGCCGATGATTTTGACGGCTTCAGTCTTGCTGACCGAGATACCCTGAATGAACTGTTCTTCGGTTATATCGAGATCATTGAATAATCCGTACCACGTCTCGGATTCAAAGGTGTAACTCGTGGCAACGCCGTTCTGGTAGGCAATACCTTCGATAACGAGAACGCCATCTTCCCCGTGGCCCGACTTATTCAGTGCCTCGGCGACGGCTTTCTTGGCTGCTGTCTGCTGCCGGTTAAAGGCATTAAGGGCATCCTTCTTGCTTTCCGCAAATTCCTCAAGAAGCTTTATCTCGTCGGCGGCAATCTGCGCCAAAGACTTCGGTTGCTTGGTAACTCTTTTCCGCTTAGTGGGCATGCTATTCTCCGGTGTGTAGTATTATTATAAAGTAGCGTCCAATTAGGTGCAACGGCTATACACGCTTCAGCTTTCGACGTGTTCGTATCCTGCGGCCCGGTTTAACCAAGCCCCCTACCGATTGCCGTGCGTACTTGGCGCGGTTTTCCTCATCCATGGATTTAACTAGATCATCCCATGATTGAATCTTATCATTGGTCATATCGCTAGGCTTGAGTTCATACATACTGGAAAGGTTGGTACCTACCGATACTTCCGCAGTTACAGGTATAGGCAACGTCACCCCGAACATTTTCTTAAGTGGGGTACTCTCCATGTATTCGCGAACGATCTGCGCGCACTCGATAACCTCTTCCTCTTTAACGAGACAGATAAGCGCGTCATGTATAAATCCGACGACCTGAAACTTCTCTTGCATGATATCGCGAACGATACGACTGATAGAGATAAGCCCGAGATCATTTGCAAACGCTTGCACTGGGGAGTTGATTGCCTGCCGCTGTGCCATTGACGATATCATTTCGTCCGGCGAGTACACGTTGGGTAAGTGGCGTGTTCTGCCGTCTAGCGCCCGCACGTAGCCGTGTTTCTTAACGAAGTCGATACTAGCATCATGCCAGTTCTTGAGGTTGCCGTACAGACGGAAGAACGTAGCTCGTATCTGTTGGGACTCTTCCTCTGTAAAGTCGATACCGTACTCCGTCTTGGCGTAGCTCATAAACTTGCGCCAGCCCATGCCGTAGAGGAAACCGAAGTTCACCGCCTTGGCTTGGAAGCGCTTGAGTTCCTGCACTGCCTGCGGGAGGTCTTTAAACTCAACCACCGTAAGCCCCATAACGGCGGCGGCGGTCATGACGTGTATATCTCCGCCATTCCTATAGATACCGAGCATGGTGGGTTCTTGCGCTAGTATTGCCGCAACTCGTAGTTCTACCTGCGAGAAATCCGCTTCCATGAGTACATAGCCCTTGGGGGCTTTGAATATAGCTCTATACTCTTTGGCGAACATACCCCGCTTCGGGAAGTTCTGCCCATTCGGATCGCGGGAACTGGTCCGGCCTGTAACGGTACCGTGCAAGAGGTAAGAGGGATGTATCTTACCGTTTACAATATACTGGTACAGACCGGTAGGTTTGCCGTTCTCGTCTTTCGCGGTCCCTACATAGGTGGTTCGAAGCTTCTCATTCTTGATGTAGTCGATAAGCCGAGCCACAAACGGAATATCATTGAAGTAAGGTAAATGCTCTTTAGTGCTTACTGAGGGTACCCGATCTTCGGGATTCTTTTCTTCTCTCGTTGAAGGTGTCCATTGCCGTGCGGTAAGTTGCAGGCCGTCAGGGTGGGTGAACAGAACGGCCCGAAGAAAGGCATCTCTCGTTAGTTTTAGTCCTACCCCGGTTTCGGCATACTCGGCTTTAATACCATCGTCAATCTCACGCATAAGCTTGCGAGCTTCACTGCGTTGATGCTTGCCTAGTTTCTTCTCGAAGGCTTTCAACGCATCAACGTCGATGTTGAAGCCAAACGGCTCTACTTCGCAGAACGCTCGCATAGCGGGCATAGGTACCCGTCTGTAGTTGCGGTAGTTCTGTTTATCCTTCTTGAGTTCCGTAATCATAGTGCTGCGGATACGAAAACAGGCGTCCGAGTCCCCACAACCGTACTCGATAATCTTACCGGGCGGAACGAGGTCCATCCGTGTTTTATCTTGGTGTACTGGGTCCTTATCAAATTTGTCGGAATACCCCGACATTTCTGGTGCCCATTTGCGGGTACACTCTGATAGGGATTTAGACATCATGTTTTCGTCTAAGGCGTGGGCTAGCAGTAGTGTATCATCACTGTAGTTAGCTATCTTAACCCCTAGCTGGTGCTTGAGCATTAACCTGTCGAACTTGAGGTTATGGCCGAAGCACTTAACGTCAGGGTTCTCTAGGAGCTTTTTCAGTTGGCGTAGCACCCGAGACCTTATCGCCTTACTCACCCGCCGACCGGGTTTCCACTCCTCATCGGTGGCTATCTCTTTAGTGCTGCCATCCTTGAACGGATTATAATCAATAGGTAGACAGTAGCCATGACCTCTCTTGTCTGTGAGCTGCACCGTGAGCATCTTGGTTTTCTCGTCGTAAAATCGAAGGCCGACACACTCTACATCAACCGCTAATTTTTCTGGGGGGTTCTTTAGCAGTTTGTTGATGTTAGTGACCCACTTGTACTTAGTGGGGGTTTTGGTTTCATAGGCTATGTCGTAGCCGTTACTGATTATGCGACCAAGGGTAGATATGTCCGCTTCGAACATGTCGATGACTTCTGGGCGGTATATGACGTGGGACAGACCGAGCGTTGGCATGATAGGCACACCGGACGTAATGTGGTTCCACGGTAAGCCCCGGGCTTTGGTTATCTGTACTGCTGACCCGGTAATCTGTCGTAGCGGAGTCTTACCCATCGTGAGAATGAGTTTCGGATTAACCGCCTTAACCATATCTAGGAACTCTTCGCGTTGTTCCTTCATATGATCGTTAAGGTACTTGTCCCGTTTCCACGTCGCCATGTCGATAGGCGAACACGAAGATAGGAATAGCGTTTGGGCTTTCTTGACCCCCGCTTTCTTTAGGTGGGGTGCCAGCCAGTTTAGCGTAGCCTTGTCTATAGGGTTATCGGTGCTTCCATCGGTAACGACCGGATCAAGGATAATAAGGATATCCGCATCCTCGTTACCATGAAACGGAATTCGTTCCGATATACCCTTTAGGCCGGAAAGCTTCTTATGCTTTTTTAGTCTTGCTCTTGGCACGACGCTTCTCCTTGACCTGTACCGGGAAAAAGGGTGGTATCCAACGGGTGAGGCCGCTGTTGATATCAGTGCCGTTGACGCCCTGCTTACCCTCAAGAACCTTCTTTACCGTGTACGCGCCCCCGCCTTCGACGGAAAATGCTTGACCTGCTTTAAGCTCGTGCGCTTGTATTATCTTCACGTCCGCTACTCCATGTAATTTAGGTTTTGATCGGGCAGAGGTTCGGTTCTTTCCTGTTCCTCTGGTGAAATAATATCCATGTTAACGGGGTTGAATTGGTAGTTAACCTGCCATACCCCTTGCTCGCCCTCTCGTCCTTTAAGGAAACCAAGATAACGCCGAGTCTCCTCAAAGGGTGGCGGGCCGCGTTCGATACCCTGCACGACCGAAGATATCTGGGAGATTACGTCCGTCTCGCCGATCTTATGCAAGCCGAGGTGAGCTATAGGGTTCTGTATACCTTCCGACGCTTGCGGGCTGTTCTGGCTTCTGACCGCCGTACGATTGAACTGCACGGTTTGTACTATAGGCCGATCAAGCTGTAGGTTTACATCCTTAAGCTCCTCTACCGTGTCCGAGACTACCTCACGGCGTCCTGACGATCCAGAGCGCTTATTCTCAGGCTTAAGCAGGTAAGAGGCGTCAACAAAGATGATATCTGGTAGTAATTCCTCGGCAAGCCCCCGAATGATAGGAACTGACTTACCAAAGTCCCCGGCGATAAAGTGGAAAGGTACGCCGCCCTTAAGAGCGGATATCTGTTCGCGGACCTGACCACGTAGCAGAGTGTCGAGGGTGCCTTTTCGTAGATAGTCGGGATTAACGCCGGTACCCAACGCGGCAAAACGCCGGGCCATAGGCATAGCATTCATTTCCATCGATACGAATAGAACGGAGTGGCCGTCTTGGTGAGCGCCGAATGCCTGTCGTAGTAGTAGGTAGCTCTTACCTGTACCCGGTCGCCCTACCAAGGTGTTTAGATCGGTGTTCTGGTGACCGCCCGTAACCTCATCTATTTCCGGCCAGCCCGTAGTGATACCCCGAATACCTATGGTGTTATAAGCTAATTCCTCGTCGGCAAGTACTTCGTCAAGGGCTTGATCCAGCGACGTGTACGAACGCCCGGTAGACCTGCTAAGGGAAGCAGCCAGCGCAACGATAGCGTTAGCCGCTTCAACCACGTTATCCGGGTCACGGTCCTGCATCCCGTCGCCAATAGTGCTAACGTGTTCCCCTAGGGCATTATACAGCGCCCGCTTTCGCGCCCTGTCGATATAGTAGGTAATAGGCTCATGAGTTTTGACTACCTTGAGGCCCGTCTCTCGGGTAAACGTTCGGGGCGAGGGGAAAGAACGGTACTCACTGACATGTTCCCGAAAGGATCGTAATACCTGCCGTTCATCCTCGTTAAAATATGTTTCTGGTAATTCATACAGGAGAGTCATCGAGCCGTGCTTACGCAGGGCCGACAGTAGCATCTGAACGTCGTTGCTTACTGACAAGTTATTTTCCCTGTCCTACGTGAAAGTCCCGCAACCGAGGCGAGGACACTGATTTGAATTCCCGGGACCACCAATCTAGGTCGGAAAGCTTTGCACACGTTTGCAAATAATTCCTAAGATAGTTGTCGTACCTGCTGATAAGGAATTCCTCAACCATCATGCATTCCCTAGCAGTGAACGGGCGTTCGTCTACTTCCATTTGAAAGCGCACAATGCATAAAGCCTTTGCCCTAAGAAGCTCCTCGGCAGCTTCGGTGTTATCCATGACGGCCCACACCAGCTTGCTTAACGTAACGAGTCTCACGCCGTCCCCGGATAGTGCGAGTTCCTTTGCAAACACCGGCAGTATATTTGCGTGGTTGGTGCCTGTGCCGTAGAACACCGCGCCAACGCCGCTTTTACGGTCTTCGGGGTAATCCTCACTTTCGAGGTAGGCCCGGGCTTCTTTACCCGAAGCACCTAGACCGGGCAGAGTCATACCACGGTGCGCGGGACGAATTCCCGCCGTATCAAGCTTGGCGGATATACCGGGGTCTACTTTCCGGCTAGGTTTCTTAGCCATGCTAATCGTCCCATCCTTTAAATCCATGGAGTTTCGGAGCGCCATCATTAACGGGTCGTTTCTTTATACGTACCCGCTTCTTATGTTTGAGTCGCCTGTTTTCCGCTTGGCTCGTCTTAAGCTGTTTTTTGAGTGTGGCTAGTTCGGCTTTAGAGGCACCCGGGATACTCGTGTTTGCTTCCGGGGTGGTTATCCCCCGAATTCGGCGGCGGGGCTTGGCGCGGGCTGTAAAGCCGATACGGGTATAGTCGTTATACGCTGCGACGAACCCGCTATAGAAGTTCATGACGAAACCGAAAGTGGGGTCAGATGGTTTGTCCTTAACATACTTCAGCTTGTCAGTGAGAATGTTATCCCATTCGGTGACGGCGAAAACCAAGAACTCTTCAACGTTGAACTCCTTGTCCGAAGATTTAATCAGGCGCTTGAGTTGCGCCATCTGTTTCTTCGTCCACCCGAGTACCACCTTTACGTTTCGGTGTTCCCGCATCGAGTCGATCCAAATGATCTGGTACGCGGATATATTCAGTTTCTTCTTGTTCTTCGCCCGCACTGCCATAGTTTCCGCAGAGATAGCGGAAACCTGTTTAATCATGGACCCGGGGATGGAATTCCCGGCTTTTATTCTCATGTTCTCTATTCCTATGTTATAGGGTCCACGTAGGGAGACACCCGTAGTATCGCTAGGGAGACACCCCCCGTCCACCGAGGGAGACACCCCCGACCGCATTTCAGCTACCGGCGCATTCAAATCCAGCCAGTATTCCGTCCAACGTCCTTTAATTGCAAACGTTTGCAAGCATCCTAATGCCCGAAGTTTCGCTATGTTCTTATACAACGCGGCGCGTTTAATTGGTAGCCCACCCTGTATAAGTTCGTCGCCCGACCAAACCCCTTCAAGGAAATGCCGGGCCGGGATAGTCTCACGAACTTTGCCAAACTTGAGCGTACGCTGATACACGAACCTGATTATTTGATATTCAGTCTGGGAGAGGTGCGGCATCCACTCTCGATCTATGAGGGTATCGGCCAAGTAAGCGGGCGTGGCGTCAAGTATAGGTTTGCCCGGTGGGACATTCATAAGTATCCGCCAATAAGTGATAAGAATAGGTTGTACAGTTTATAGCATAGATAACTTCTTTAGGGAAGCGCTAGGGGTAGTACTACGGGACTTGGCAGGCACAAGACCTAGTTATTTGGTCCGTCGAGGTAACGCGATGAAGTGTTCAATCCTATTGGAGTCATACCCGTTCCGCGCCCATTGGTTACGCTGCCAGTTCGTCATAAGGTTAACCCGATCCTTATACCCATTACTCCCGTATGGGTTGTTGAGCTTACGACGCCGGAACCACCCTCTTTGATTATTCTTCGAGGCTCTCCGCGCTTTTTGCTTTGCGACCTTCATCGCTCGCTCAAGCCTCTTCTCAAGGCGTGTGCGGTTACGCTTACTCACTGATTGGATATGCGTGGGGGCGGGCACCACAGGGCGGTTATCGGGTAAAGCTGTCTGCGCTCCGCGCATCCCGGCCAGCAACCCCATCGCTGCCATATTAGGCGCGTAACTCATCTACTATAGCCCCCGCAGTCGCAAGTTTGGTCGCGATTAGGGGCGGCGGAATTGTTGTGCCACCGACAACCGGGCTGGTGGCCTCCTAGTTTTTCAGTCAGCAGTTTTATCGCCGCCTTAAGTTCTTCGATGCGGTTGTGGGCTTCAATCAAGTCTTTCCGATCAACAACATCCGGGACCGGGCCGTTCAACACCATGCAAAAATTTGCCGGTTTGCAGACGCAGAACGGGTACCCGCATATCCCGCCAAGACGCGCCTCAAGTTCTTCGATGTATTCGGCGGCGGCGACAAACCGTAACCGTCCGCCTTTGTCGTCCAGCGTTCGCAGATACGATTTAATATCTTCCATCATCAGTCCTCACCTTTCCGTAAGGTTGGTGTATAGGAGTTCTTTGAGGGTGACGCCATCGGCTACCCGGGTGACGATCAGTAGTGCGTATCTCCTGTCACTACTATAAACGTGTATCTGATCATTTACTGCTAGTATGTCGCAGTCATCAAAATACCCGGGCGCTTGAATGTCTTTCATCGGCTGCACCCCGCCCGGGCTGTAGTAGAACACATGGAACCCGTGGGGTATTGCCGACAAGTGGCGTCGGTCTAACTCGGCTTGCTTACGCTTCTTACGGCGTACGGCCATCAGGCGACCTTAAGCCCGCGAAGCCTTACCTCATTGAAATAGGCAATCTCGAAAGCGACCGCCTCTTCGTAGGTGTCGAACAAGACATGTTCGTCGGCGTCGTGCATATGCCAATCCATACCACATTCCACGAATGGCTCCGGGTAACTGATATGCAAGCCATAAGTAATAATGTTGCCGACTTCAGTGATACGTTTGGTCGGGATGATTATGTAGAACTTCTGATCCGGCTCGCAGAATGTCACATGGGACATACGTTCTACTTCGCGGCGGGCTTCAGGTAACGGGTTGAAGAAGGTGTCTTTCAGCGTGTGTTCCACAGAACCGTCCGGGAAGAACGCTATTACCATTCTATTCATTTTGCATGCTTCCTTAAAATTTACCAAAGATATTGGCTATTCTGCGTTTCAGCGACGCGGCGTTATAGGGCTTTATCATGACTTCCTCTGGCCCACACGCCATCAGTTTGTCGAGGTGTGCGACGTTATTGGATTGGGTGACCATGATAACCGGGATATGGGCATACTTGGTGGACCCCCGCATATAACTGACAAGATCACAGCCGGTCATACCTATCACAGGTTCGTCAGACATATGGTCCGTGACCATCAATCCAATATCATCGGTGTTTAGGGCTTTCGCCGCTCCCTCGGCTGAGTACGCCTCAACAAAGTTAGTAAAGCCGATATGGCCGAGAAGGTTGCGGTTAATCCTTATCATCGTTTTGTAATCGTCAACGATGAGTACTTTCATATTAAAGTCTAAGGGCATTGCATGTTTCCTTGTTGAGGTTAAAAAGGGAGCGGACTAACTGGTGGGGCCATCGCCCGCTCCCCTCTCTTACATCACGCAGCAAACACCTGCGGTCAGTAAACGAGTCCCTGCTTTGTTACTGTGGTGGCCGGGGAGTAGAAATCTTCCTTGGTGTTGTCCTTTCGGCTACCACCGGAGAACGCCATTGCGAAGGCCGAAGTATCCTCGGCGCATTTCGTGCCCTTGTATCCGTCAGCGTCGATTTCGACGTTGCCGAACTGATCACAGGTGATCTTGATTTGTTCGTTGTCACTCATTTGCGTTGCTCCCTGTTAACGCGTAGCGATAAGGGTAATGAGGCCAGTTTCTTTATTGACCTCGCGAGTTGTCACCATGCCGTTCGACGCCGCTTGGTTCTCGGCGGTGAGGACATTGATGCGCTGCGTCAGCCGACCGATAATGGCCCCGACACCATGACGGTCGCATGCCGCGCCTTCGGTAGCGGCCTTGGCGGTATCCTGCGACCCGATAAACCGACCGACATCGCGCATGGCCATGTCTTCGACTACCGGCTCAAGCTTGCCGTTTTTGCCTTTGTTGAAGCCGACATCGTATTGGCAACCGGCAATCTTGAGGACGTGATCGGCGTGGGTGCGGGCGTTGCCCCAACCACGGAAAGTGGTATCGTCGGTGACCGTCATTTCAACTCCCTGCTCCTTGGCGATTTCCTTAACCGCCCGCTTCAGGATCGTAATGTTGGGTATATTAACCCCCTGAATTTTAACGTTATGGCTCATAGCTTTTGCTCCTTGGGTTTGCAGATGTTTGCAAAGTTAATGTAACCCGCCGTGACACGCGCTACAAGTTGTTTCGTTCTTACAGTTTTACGTTACGGCGGCGTCTGGCTTTGCGTAGGGATATCACGTTACCCTTACGGTCGGTATCCTCGATAACCTTAGTTTGTCGAGGTGGCTCGTTCTGCTTGGATAATTGCTTAAGTTCAACCAGCCCTTCTAGGAATAAGGAATCATACTCCTCAGTGTTCTTTACCGAGATACCCATTTCCTCGAAGTCTTCGGGATTTAGCAAGTCACCTTTAATCGTGGAGTACCCCTGCGACCGAGCCGCGTCTATGTGCCCTGTAAGTAGGTGTGTTATCTGCCAAGTTGCACCTCGTTCACGTATATGAAACATGAGACGACCTACCTCGTACGCGGGTACCTCGCCCGCCGGTAGTCCTCCTACCCGTTTGCGTTGTGAGACTATCACGTAACATCCTTCCGGTATGTCGTATCTACCTTCCAACCACGACCCGTTTTTGCTGGTCTCCCGCGCCGCGTTAAGAACTGTCTGTTGATTGTTTCGGACGACGCCTTGAGAGTACGCCTGTACAAGAGACATCGAAGCATCGCTTGCCTGCGGCATAATTGCTATTGACACTTGGCAGGTTGCCCCCCGGAAAGTTTCCTTCCCGGAGAACAATTCGCATGATACCTCTGTCATTACGATCTCCCCGAAGAGGGACGCCGTTTTCCACCAGCGCGGATGGTGCGTTTCCGTTTCGTCTTGGCCGGTTTCGGTGGATCAATACTACCCCCGGAACTAGCTCGCTTGGCGTTATCCTCGGCCCACTTATTCATAGCCTTAACGCGCTCCGCAAAGGCTCGGGAAAGAGGGATTATCTGCTCCGCTTCAGTGACGAAGCGGGCAGGGTTTAATTCTCCGTCGTCTTCGATGAAGCATTCGAGTAGTCCTTGCTTCACGATGGCTTCAAGCTCCGCACCAACGAAACCATCCGTTGCTTTGGCGATCTGATCGAGCAAAGCAATCGTAGGCGGATGCCCCCGCTTCTCGAAGTGAATAGAGAGGATTTCCTTCCTCTCCGCATCAGACGGGAAGGTTACTGCCCAGATTTCGTCAAGCCGACCCTTCCGCATTAACTCGGGCGGAAGACCCATAACGCGGTTAGCCGTCATGACAACGAAGATTGGTTGATCGTCGCTCTGCCGATCCTGCATCCACGTCAGGAAGGTGCCGAATACGCGGGCAGAAGTACCCCCGTCACCCCCTCCCTCGGCTCCACTGAAGCCTTTATCTATCTCATCCATGAGTAGGACGCACGGGGCCATGCTTTCGATCATTTTAAGGGCCGAACGGACCCGAGACTCGGAATTGCCAACATACATGTTGAAGACCTTTCCGATATCGAACTTGATGCATGGAACCCCAAGCACATTTGCCGTTGCTTTGGCGACCAGAGACTTGCCGGTACCCGGTGGACCGATAATCATGCAGCCGCGTGGCATATCGATACCGTACTCTCGGGCTTCCGGGGTAAACGCCTCCCCGCGCTTGGTAAGCCACGTCTTGTATATGTCAAGACCGCCGATCTCGTTCATGGAACCGGGCGGCTGGAATTCAAGCAAGTCAGTCTTCTTAATGACCGATATCTTGCTTTTCAGGATGAAGTCGATGAAGTCCTGTTCCGTCGCCGGTTCTTCCGCGTCCGGCCCGAGCTTGTCTTTCAGTTCGACAAGGGCCATAGCGAGGGCCTGTTCGAATTCGCTGTCGGACATACCCGATGCATTTTCGATTATACGGTTTATGCCGTCTTCATCAAATGACGGGTAGTAGCCCTCTTCGATATTCTTCGAGAGTTCCACCCACGTATCGTAGAGTTCCTTGTGGGACGGCGTGAGAAAATCGAGAATGTGGATATCATCCTGAATTTCTGGGGGGATGGTTGCCCCTTCCGGCAGAACCAGAACAACGCGAATATCCGTTTCCAGTGCGATCCACGATAAGTGCCGTATGCGCTGTTGCACCCCGGGGTTATCCAAGGCATGCGATACGGACATCATCATATAGATACCGTCCTGCTCTTTCCATTCCTCGGCAAGCTTATCCATTGCTTGCCCCGGGTCGAACATGCTGTCGTGTTCCCCTTCAATAGGGGCGGTATAATCGACATCGGCCTGCTGTTCCGTTTCGTCGGTCAACTTGTGGAACGATTGCCAGCCGGTACGTAATGTCCAGCTTTTGAAATCGACGTTAATGGCCCCTGCAACTTCGTGCAGTATTGCCTGTACCCGGTAAGGCTCCCGGGTGAATACGGCGGTAACACCGATAGCTGCATCACTGGCGGCTCGGAACGACGCTTTAAAGAGGTCGCCGTTCGAAACTTGCCGCGATGTAACTGACGATAGTACCGCTCTTTTGTCGGCCTTTTTGGTTTTGGTCGTCATTTACTTCTCCGTAAGGGTTAGGTTTAGACTTATGCGAATAACCGCATGCATATGATTATATATAGTGTATCAGCCGGTACCTAGAGGAAAGTGTCGTCCTTTCATAGAAAAAGGGGCAACCCTAAGATTGCCCCTCTCTTGACTAAGCACGAATGGCGATTCGGTCCTTAGTCGGTTGCAACCACCTGAAGAGGCCGGGAAGCGGTCTGCGTGTTGTACGTCCCCGTCATCAGGTTGAGTTTCGCGGCGAGCGTTGCCATTGCGTCGGTGAGTGCATCAAGCCAAGCATCGATCTCGGAATCAAGGAGGCCGGTTGCGGCTGCGCCATTGTCAACGCCAGCGCCCGTGGTGGTAACCGCTGCCAGTGTGGTAGAGGCCGTACCGCCCGAATTGTCGGTGATCACGTCTTCGCCGAAGTAGGGGGCGAGTTCATTGACCTTCGCTGTCAAACTGGCGACGGCATTGGATACCACCGTAACAATCGCCTGCGTACCTGCGAGCGGTGCCGAGTTACTGCCCGTGCCGTCAACCGCCGTCAGCGTATCATCGATAACTTCCATCGTGGTATTCGCCGTACCCGTGGAACTGTCGGTGAGTTTGACGACATCGTAGCGATCCGCCAGCGCGTTGATGCGAAGGGCAAGATCAGCGATGTTGTTGGCAACCTTCGGTAGCTCGGTGTCGAGAGCGGCCTTCGGAGAGGAGTCAGTGCCGCCATCTGTATGCGCCGTCAGTGTCGGGTTAACAGACGCCAGCGTATCATCGCCCGAGGTGCCACCGGAGTTATCGGTCATGTCGGCAAGGCCGGTCTGACTGAGAATGTCGTTAGCCTTTGCGGCCATCGACGCATAGTTGTCGGCCAGCGTATCAAGCGCAAGATCGACTGCGGTATCACTGAGCGTGGACAACGCGGTACCATCGACGCCTGTTGCGGTTGCGGCTCGGTCACCAAGGGTATTGGTGTCCTTGTCCGGCGTTCCACCCGTGCTGTTAACCAGCGTGGCCGATCCAGCGGCGACGCACAAGCGGTTAACGTTGCGAAGGATGGTTGCAGCGTTGTTGCGGGCGATAACAATCTGTGCGTTACCGGTTGCGGCTTCAACCGCGTTGTTACCCGTACCATCAACAGCCGTGAGGGCCTTATCGAGCGCTGCGAGCGTTCCTGCGGTGCCAACCACGCCGTTGCCTTGTACGACCTGCTCTAACCCAAGACGCGCAAGGATAGGGTTCAGCCAATCCGCGAATTCTGCGGCGCATGCCGCAAGTTTCGTCGTCGCAGTATCGAAGCCTGCCTTTGGGGCCGAGTCCGTTCCCGTGTCAGTGTACAGGGCAGGTGTCGTAACAGCGACGGTCGTTCCGGCGTCAACGCCGGTCGTGCTGTCGGTAAGGTCTGCAACACTGGCCGTATCGAGGACGTTACGTGCATTGTCCTGCGCCATTCCGCGCAGCGCCCGAACGATCTTATCGTAACCGAACTTGTCGCTTTCTTTGATCTGAAGTGCTAAGAGAGTATCAGCCATGTCGAATTCCTTTGTGTGTGTTCATCTTAGTTTGCGCATACTACACGCTTTGCAGACGTTTGCAAAGATAATTATACAGTAGCTACGAGCTTCTTACCTACCCGGAAGCCCGCTCTGTCCGAGGTCCAAACCCCTATAGCGGTGGTGATCTCACCTTGGGCTTCCCAACTTCCCTCTGCGTCTATGTCGCCTAGGATCGTGACGTACTTAATCTTGCCGTCTGTACCATCCGTGTTCAGTATTGCCGTGCGTTCCTCAACCGTTCCGTTGGGCTTGGTGAAAAGCATCTTTAGATTTGTGTTATCCGAGACATCAAGTATCGCTACCCCGTCTCGTATGGTTGCGACGATATCCGTCCCAACGTCACCTACTCTAATTACTTCCTCGGTCATCGGGCTAAACCTCCAAATTCAATGTAACTATTTTACCAATCGTAAGGTCGAGCGCTAAGACCTTGTTTACCGACAAATCAATCCCGAAGATAATTAAACTGGGGGTGGAGAGACCTGACAGAGGTAGAGCATAGCTGGTTTCAAGCGCCATACCAAGACGTACCATGCGTTCGATTGATATACTGTTGGCGGTCTCGGTCTCAAGCGCGAAACCAACCTGAACTGCTCTTGCCTCATTAATCGCATTTACTGTTTCTGTGGATACGGGCAGGCCAACTTTAACAATTCGTTGGATACCCAGACTAGCTATTAGTGTGTCTACCTCGGAGGCAAGACCAAGGTTTATCCTATTGAATATATCGTAACCTATATTAAGGCCCGTGTCTGTTGTTGAGGGTAACCCTAGATTAAACCCGTGCGCTATTGTAGCAGGGAAACTTGTATCCGCACTAGCAGCAATACCTATAGGATAAGCCCGCTGTACTTGAAGGGGTAGAGTCGTGTCCGTTTCGGATGCAAGGCCAAGGGTTATCAACCGCTGTATACTAGCCGATAAGGCAGTATCTACCTCAGAGGCTATACCTAACTGTATTATATCTGTCAGTGCAAGAGAGAACGCGCTGTCAGTCTCAGACACAAGTCCGAGTCGTACCGCTCTAGCTAGTCCTGTGGGTAGGGCCGTAGCCGTCTCAGCGGCTATTCCTATATTGGTGCCCTTTCCTAGGGATAAAGGTAGCCCTGTCTCCGTGTCGGAGCTAAGTCCGATAGATAGCCTACGTTGCAGGGTGATAGGTAAGGCTGTGTCTGTCTCCGCAGAAATAGATACAGATACACCCCCGCTGGCTTCCTCCGCTGGCTCAGAGGAAAAGGGTACTTCTGATAGGGAAGTGTTGCCTAGTAACATATCCTACGCCTCTGTAGGTGGTTCGCCCGGCCAACCTGAGTTTGCCGACACGTCGATGTCCAGAATGTCTTGAACTTTTTGTAGTTCCGTTTTGGCACCGTCTGCGGCAATCGCCATAACAGAAGCCTCGATAACCGCACTATTAGCGCGCACAGCTTCGATCCACCCCCAACAATCATCGAGATAATCCGAACGGCTATTTTGCCCGGTCGTCAAGGTTCCACCTTTAGCGACGGTGTTGGTATATTTCGTCGCTTCTGCGAGCATGTTGCTTTGCGTGTACGTTGGATAGGCACCGACAATTTTATGGCCCGCGAACGTCTTGGTGATAATAACTTGAGCCTCGACCGCCGCCGCTAAACAGTAAGCGTCCGTCATGTCTTGGGTCGAGCCGTCAGGCTTTGTAATGCTCCTAAGAGAAGTCATAATTAAATCAACTTATATTGGAGGTATCCAGCATTCCCGTTACGGATAGTGCTTTTAGCTGGACATGTTGAGGGAAGATCAGCGAGACCGCCCGCGAGTGAACCACCGTACAGCCACGGACCGCTATTCGGGTCGCGGAAGTCGCTGTCGCTCCACCCCGTCGCAAAGGTGTGCATACCCGTGCTGGCGTAGGTGCCAAATGCGGAGCTGCCGCCTGTGCCATAAATTTGCAGGGCATTACTCGTTGATCGTGCAGCCAGATAATGTAGGCCGGGGGTCAGGAGCGTGTCTAACCCGGTAATGGATTTAACGCCGGTTGTGGAACAGTCAGTGTTGCCCGATGCGAGCAATGTCAAAGGCTCTCCGTCCGCGCCACTGTTATACATTCCAATGCCGATCTCACGACCGGCGGAATTACCTGCGTTACAGTGAATGCGAATTTCATCGAGCTTGCATATTTGTTCGATCTGAACAGGCCATGCCACAAGCTGAGAGGCACCCACCATATACGACCCATGTAGGGCGTCAGTCCAATCGTTATTAGCTAAAAAAGGTCCGAGCCAGACGCCAATTTGCTGCATCCCCCCGCCCGTGGGCAAGGCCGCCGCCGGGGCAACAACGAACAAATCAGGCGTCGCGCTCGACCAGTTCACCGCAGCGCCGCCGTTCCACGCGCCTATACTACTGAGAGCGGACGCAACTATAGGCTCTACCGCTGCATCGTTAGCAAACCTTGAGCCTCCGGCTCCCCCTACGTCATATACTGCTTTAGTGCGCGGGGCTTCAACATCTCCTAAACCATTAGGTTGAGCCACGCTATCGAAGCCAAGCTTCTTCCACCCCCAAGAGGCCATGCCGCTGAGTAACTGGGATATAGCATCGCCTGTGGTGGCCCCACGCATTCCCCTTAGAGGGTAGGGTAACCCACCTGTACGGTAAATCTCGGCCTTCATAAAATTAGCCTAGTACGAGTAGTGGACTAGCTCTGCCGCTGCGTCGTAGCCCTTTACTGTAACCAGCGAAGGGGCGGCGATGATGAGTCCCTTATCTTCCGGGATACGGATCGTTCCGTGCCCTGCTCCGGGACCGGCGGCTATATCTACCGCAGCGGGGAAACCTGTCCCCGTTGTAATCGCGCCGGTACCATCGTCGGAGAAGGTTACTGCGGTGCCGTCCTCGGCGAGAGCTTTAGTCAGCGCAAGCTGTATGTTACCCGCGTCTGTAGCAATGATGTAGTAATCAGTGGTGCCGACGATACCTGTCGGGAGAGTTGTTACAGCCTCGATAAGATAAGGCCCCTGCCCGGTGGTAAATCCGTGCGCTGCGGCTGCAAAACTGTTGGTGGCGTTAGCCGGGGTCAGTGTACGGGAAACGTAGTCACCTATACGTGCCCGGAAGGTGTTCTTCTGCGATAGAAGGACAACGATCTCCGCATCTGTCGGAGGAGTAATCAGCGTTACGGCGACACCGAAAATCGTGTCAAGTGAACCGTTAATAGTCAACGCGCCCATGTCGGCTGCGCCGATCTTTCTAGCACCGTAGAGATTGCTCATAATTGCTCCTGTAAATCCGGGGTTCAGCGTGTTGGAGCAATATAAGGCAAACTAGCTAGTTCTTCAACGTTTATTTATCAGTGGCTCCCGGGCGTAGTATATCGTCGCCTCTTCGGTAGAAGTCGATTACCGCCCGAAGTTGCAGGATGTATAGAAGCACTCGCTGATTATACTGCCCCTCGCTTAACCAATCTTGATCCGACATCCCAAACCATACACCGTCAAGCGGCTCAAGCTCGGCCTTGCGGTCACTTTTCCATTCAGTGTTACCTGAAGTGAATACCCTGACTTCAGGGGCGCTCTGCTCCGGGATTGGTGGCGGTAGGGGCGGGTGGAAGCGCTGTATTGGCTCCACCACCGTCTGTATCTGCACTAAAGGTGCTGGCTTCAGTAAATTGCTTCCGCACCCGGCCAATAGCACGGGTAGAGATACGGCCAACAAGGTTAGGACGCCCGGTCGCCGCCCGGTCGATTCTGTTTCGCATATTGTTGTATCTGTTGGAGTAGTCTTCAGATTTCGCTGTGAGTGCCGCATTTGTATCTCCTAAACGAAGTATCTTTATTTGATCGTCGCGCCGTCGATCTTTAAGGGTGTTGATGCTTTCTTCTAGTTGCGCCTTTGCGTTATCAAAGGTCAACCTATCGGCTACCCGGGCGGTCTCTGATATGGCTTTCTGCTCAATGAGGGTATCGACCCGACCATTAAGGTACCACACTGTTGCACCTAGTCCCGCTATGATCGTAAGGGCTATTGCCCCAATGATAAGTTGTATCTGTCCCATTAATTACCTGCCGGGTTTTTGCCTTCCCATACCGCGCCGAAAACATAGGAGCCGACGATACAGGTAAGGCATATGAAGGAAAACATGACCGCCGTTTCAGCGGGCTTGGTATCTAGTTCTTTATATAATACGTAGGTAATAACCAGCCCGCAAAATAAGGAAATCGCCAGCATATACCGGCGTCTGTTTTTCCATGAAGGCTCTACGTGTTTCGGGTCGTTTGCAGACGTTTGCAAAACTAATCCTCCGCTAGCTCAAAGTGCGGTAAATCCTTGAAGTTGTGTTCGGCATAGTCTCCATCCATATCCCAATCGGCCCCCCATATAATAGGGATATCCAATCGGTTTGCGGTTCTGACGACTAGCTGCCCGAGTTCGAACATTTTATCTTCGTCCTCGTACTGTGAAGGCCAAGGTACGATGTCTACTGCATGGCTTGGGGTTTTATTGTGCTTACTGTTGGGCCAACGCACCTTGGTACGCTGCGGGGTAGCGTCGAAGTACCCGTTCTGGGTTTCCTTGTCCCGCTCACCCTCTATGACGGAGAAGTCGTAGACCTTAATACACTCCTCCATTAGCCGAACCATATCGGGGTGGCAGGTATTCAACCGGCGTCGTGACACGGTACCGAAGGCGGGCATGGGTTAACCTCGTATGTTTAGGTTGAGGGGGACTACATTATAGGTATGTACTCGTCCATCTGGGCATGTATACTTCGGGCGTATTACTAAACTCCAAAGCCCGGACGGGGCAGACCGTACATCATAAGTTAGATCAACATATTCCACCCCTACTGGACCCTGCCGCGCTTGGCTACCCGGGGAGAAACTATCCAAGGTGCCTTCCGGGTCATCGGGAAACCAATCATCCTTATCCGTACGGGAGACTAAGCGACTTTGAACTGATATAGGGCAATCGGCTCTGACCTTCACCCGCCAAAATCGTACACGGGCCATTTTTCCTTTACCGACGCTTGGGGTTAGCATCTCTACTTTGACTATGGTCATTGGGGGTCGATGGTCCTGCGTCACGTAATCGTAAGTCCATGTGCCAAAATAGGCTAGCGTAAATGCTAACCCTAAGACTACTAATACATAAATCGTGCGAAAACTGCTACTCATGGCAGTTATATCCCGTAGGTATTTCTGCATCGCTACCCTCCTCCGGCTTTAATACCGGCCTTCATTACGGTAAGAATCTGATTACCCATACCCATAATGCTACCTCCAACTAGTACCGCTACAACCGTCCAGCCTACCTTGGAGCCGTTCTCGCAGCGTTTTCGGGTCTGGGTTGTGAAAGCGGAGTTGGCTTTTAGCTCGGCCATCCCTTCCGGGGTCCTGAGATCAATACCACCGCGTTCAAGATCGTCTAATATACGCTTGTCTTCGTCAACCATAGTTAATGTAATCCTAAATTAGTATAGTGGCCCACATACACTTAAGTTATACATCAGGTGGTTATGTTTAAGATGGCTTCTTTAGAACTTAATAGTTCCCTTTGAAGACTCTTGTAGTATATCAACATCCTCAGAAGAAGCAAGGTTGTATATATCTACCCGACTATCTGCCATAAGTGAAAGTAATACCCGGCTTTGAGCCGCCGCTATACTGTTAAGCTGCCTCATATTATTTCGCACCGCTTCGTCGGTTACTAGCCGGTTCCGTATGATAGGAGTGCGCACCACATGATTATCTTCGATGGTATTACTATACCCGGCTATCTCCTGCACGAGGCTATCATAGTTTTCGGGCAGGGGTTCGGTCACATTAATACGGGCGGCTTTTCGGCCATTACGTAACGTCCTGATTTGGTCGGGGTCCTCTATATTGAGGGTCCTTATACCTATGACTATTTCCGAGTCATCTTCCAGAAGGTTAATCATCGAGTATTCTTGTGTCATGTCTAATCCAGTATTCCATATGCTTCTAAAACTTGCTCGGCCAGCGGTAAATTAACCGGCCACTTAAATACCTCATGGTCGCGTACTTGCATAGCGTTACCCGGCAGATGGTCTAACAAAGTACGATGCATCTCCTCATCCGACATGTCTGAGTCCGCCAGCTTCTTAGCCATGCTGCGCCTGCCGCACGTCCTGCACTGTCCGCAAGGATCATAATATCCATTTACTGCTTGTGGGTTAAGGCAGGATATCGTCAGGTCAATAAGTCCTCTTGGTACGGTTCGGAATGCAGTTCCCTTTGTCCAATGCTCTATAGGGTTAACCATGAATGCGGGCCGTACTGTTTCTTTGCCCCGATAAATCATACGGCGCTCAAATGCTCCGCCGCTTCCCATGAGATTTTGAAACGAGTCATACACATGGCAGATATCCGTATACATACGATCCGTGGCTATCCGACCCGTCGCTAAGATACTAGCGTTCTGTAGGAATAGTTGATGCGTCCCTATCCACGCCACCCACATATGAGGGTTATACCATAACCTACCACTAACAGCCGGGAAATCGTGGCGACTGATACTATGAGTAAAAGGACGACAATTAGCCTCCAACCACTCAAGAACCATTCGAACGTGTACCTTTTCGGCGTCTGCGGCATGGGGTCTCTCCACTCTGTTATAATTAAAGTTGGCGTGATGTAAGTGTATCTCGTGTTTTACCGGCCATTGTTCCAGTAGATGATACGCCAGCGCCGTACTATCCAAGCCCCCTGAGAGCATTACTACGATCTTCATGAGGTGCGCTCCATTTCTTCGAAGTCGTTGGGCCAAGGCTTCCATTTGGGTTGATGTACCGGGCCAGATGGTGACGAGTCATTTACAGGGGTGCGACAAATTAGATCGTTTATCTCTTCCGTAGACATGCCTTGTGCTATGTACTCTCTAGCCTGCTTCCTACGTAGGCAGTTAATGCATTCGCCGCAAATTTCTACCACACCTGCATAGTTGTAGTTAGGACGCCAGCACGAAGATGTCATGTCTATAAGTTCATCCGGTAATTCAGCAAAGATATCGGCTTTTGTTTTACCTATGATAGGGGTTACCCAATGCCCCTTAAACGGCTTGCCATCTTTTGTGGTTCTTTTTGCGTTAGGAGCGCCAGCAGTCTCAGACACAAGGTCGAAGAATTGCCATGACCTATTAATATACTCAACGCCGCGTTCCGTAGTTTCCGATAGTATACGACCGGTAGCCATAACCTCTCCGAAACCGGCGTGTATCATAGACACACCCTGCATAGCGTACCATGCGTGGGCGTTAAGCTTTCGACCATTTAACTCGTGAAAGGATTCTGAGTATTCGAAGTCTCTAATATTTTCCCGGCACCAGTAGACGATAGCTCTTGTGGCGGTTTGCTCGATATCGCACCTATCCGATACAAAGTCAGGGTAGCTATATCGTAGGTGGTGAGCGTGAATATGGTGCGTGGTATTTTTTAGCAGATGCCATAGTAGGTAAGTGCTATCTAGTCCGCCCGATAGCATAGATATGATATACATTAAATCGTCCTGTGTGGTACCTTGAACTTGCTTAAGTCTTTGCAGGCAACGCATTCGCCGCAAGCCGTATATTTACCTTTATCAGACATAGGGTTACGGCAACTCCATGTAATATCTTGCAGAGATTTAGGTAATTGTTCGTAGACTTTGCTTTTTGTGTGGTGGAGTATAGGGGTAAGCACCTTAGCGTTAGGTAATAACAGTTCGTATAGTTTGTCCCCTTGGTCCCACGCAGCACACAGGGCCGTGATATTGCTGCCCTGCCCGTGATATAGCCTACGTCCGTCCGCAACGCAAAAGATGCCTTCAGAGAGTGCGTGGTTAGCTACCATGAGAGGCACCGTATACCATGTCGAAGCATGACTGCATGATATAAACATCCTGCTTTCGCTATACTGTATTTTACGTATGAGGTTTATTTCTTTGACGATTTCTCGACAAGCGAAGGCTTCTGCATTCTGCCTATTTTGCCAGTTTTCAAAGAATACATGGTGAGCAGAAAGTGGTACCTCTTTAGGTAGATCGCGGGCTAACTGGTATAGCACCAACGCGCTGTCCATGCCGCCAGATAAGGATACCATAACCCCGAATTCTTCGTTCAATATACCGTTATCGGCTAATTCGGAAGTATCTAAATAATGTTTAAGCATTTGTTTGCACACGTTTGCAATTAAGGGATAACGGGCAGTATATCGCCCGTAGGGACGTTTAACAAGGTCGCACCGTTTACCAGTGTCAGGGTTACCCCGGCTAAACCAGCCGCACCCGAACTAGCCTCGCCGTCTACCCCGAGTATACCCCCGGCTCCTCCATCCACACCGCAACCATACGTTACGTTGCCGCAGCAAGCTCGACTGCCCCCGGGCTGTGGCAATCCACTATTCTGCGCGCCCGCGCCGTCACCCCCATCGCCACCGTTTGCGGCACAAGGCGTGGTCCCGGGAGGGGTCTCACTGTCCCCGGAAGTGGAGTCTAATCCCCCGCCTGCATTACCCGCGCCACCACCGCCTCCGCCTCCACGTATAATCCCTGCACCGTCCACAACCAAAGTAATAGGTACCGTGTCAACTCGTATACAGGGTCCTCCGTTAGACCCTGCCCCGCCATTGGCAACGCCCTTAGCCCCGCCATACCCCATAAGGTCACCTTTAACCGTGAGGTGTAGGGTGCTTCCGGCAGGTAATGAGCCACTATCAAATGCATAGTTACTTATGGTGGTTGGGGTGAGTTCGGCTAGAGCGCCGACAATCACGTAGAAATCTTTCTTACGTCCATCCCACTCCGGGTAATTGGCTGCTAAGTCTGCGGCCAAATCGTAGTCGGTCTGCGATGCGAACACCACTAAGTTAAAATCCGAGGCTCCATGCGATCCTACTAATTGATTAACCATTATGCGTCATTTCCTGCTGATAGATTATACCTTAAGCGTATACCGATAAGGCGGGCCTCAAGGTCTAGTGTGTCGGTAGTAGGGCGATACAGCCGCGCCGCGATCACGTTATTAGCCGCGCTGGCATTATCTACCGTGATAGCGGGTGACCAATCCGTTACATACAGTTTGTTCGCGGTGCCTCCTGTGTCCGCTACGGAATAGACATTCACGGAGTACGCATTATTAATAGAGTCATCGTCGCCTATTCCCTGCATCTGCATAGACCACGTAACCCCGAAAGCGGTTCCCCCCGAAGTGTGGGTCCATAGCGCCTGAAACTGTACGGTTCCCGCATCCCAACTCTTCGGCATAGGTAGCCACAGCATAGCCTCTTCTTGCACTAAAGTACTGAAAGTTCTGTGTATAATATCGGGGTTAGGCGAAACTGTCTCGGTGGTTTCTATGTCACCGCAGCCGTTGGTCCCTCTAGGTGTCCATACAGAAGCGAGGGTCAGTAATTCACGAGCGCCCGAGGTAAGGACTCCCGATAACCCCGAACCATCCCCAGTGGGGGCAAGTACATCCGTGGCTATGGCAAGCCCCAACGCTGCTCTAGCAGTCGCAGCACTTGTCCCACCTGTACCGCCGTTGGCTACCTCGACAGTGGCTACATTTGTTCCTGAGTTTACTGTAAACAAGGCGAGATCGTCGGTACCGTCGAATATCTTCAAAATCCATATAGGGTCCGAAGTATCATCGATCCAAGTTGTGCCCGCTATGGCGTAGGATGGGCGGCTGGACCCCTTATGGGTGCTGTTTAACGCCGTCCGCCATGAATTAAGGTCAGTGGCTAAGTCAGCCCCGGACTTGGTGGTTGAAACAATAGTGGCGAAATCATACTGAGACATTTAGCTTTCCTCTTCTCCGTAACCGGATGCTATGTAATCTATACTACCTACGATACCACTTCCACCGGAATTTAGTATTTGGGCAGTGAAGCCCGCGTTGGTCTTGGCCGTGATCTTAACGATATCCCCCGCCGATAGATTTTGACCTAACACACTAATAGCGGGAGTAGCCCTAAATGGCGGGACGAAAGTAAACGCCGTTCCACCCGATAAGGTGGCAACATCATTGGCGCGGATAACTCTGTCAGGCATATCTATCTGTATCTCGCACGAATTAACCTTCGGACGTGTGTTGGCCTGATTACTGGTAAGCAGCAAGCGAAAATCAACGAAACGGGCGCGGTAATCGCCGACTACGAAGTCCTGCCATTCCGACCAGTCAAACCCAGATATAATAACTTCATCGAATTCGGGGGGTGAGCTTATCAATTCCTCATTCAACGTGTACTCATAATACCCATCTAATTCAGTGACCGCGTTAAGGTCTGCTACAGTGTATGTATTTGCCCCGACTGTTAGTGCGTCGCCTTTGGCTACCACCACCTCCCCCGCAGCTAGTCCGCCTACGTATAGTTTGTTACCAACGCTATTAGTGCCGAATACGAATGCCTCCACTGTGCCTAGGTCCGTCTGGTCTCCGCGTAATCCCCCGTAAGATCGGTGGCCTACCATGATGGGGGTGGTCGAGGCACTATGGTCAAGCTGCGCGTGTGCCAATAGTGCAGTACGACCGTCTAAATCCCGGGGGGCTGTCGTGGTACCTGTATCACTTTGCAGCAGTATAAAGGGGGTGTCTAATATATTAGGGGTTACGTTTACATTTTCAAAGGTGAGACTACACCTATACCAACCGTTACCCGCGTCCTCTATGGCTGTGGATATAACTTCAGCGCTGTCAACCACGCTTGGGGTACCGGTAAGATCAAACGTAGCTATAGCTGCCGGACTTGAGAAAGATACAATAGTGATCCGGTTAATAGGGTCTGCTTCATCCGCTAGTTTGAAGTATACTGACGCAGTATAGCTATCGTTATCTACCACCTCTCCTAATGGAAACTGACTGTTGGTCGCGAGTCTATGATTAGTGTTACCTCCCGTGGCCTCCAACTTATTACCATGTCGTATAGCCTGTATCCCTCCGAGAGCATCACTCTTTACATAGTCGTCATATGCGTCCTTAAACTGCAACTGGCGTCCCCAAACGTGGACGCCCTTGGTAATATCCCCTAAGTAAGAAGATGTCCCACTGTCATCCAGAACTCTTACATCACAATTAAGCGCGGCTGTTGAATTAGTCGTGAAAGTGTAGCTAATCCTGTACCACTCGTTAGATACAAAAACTATCTCTGCGGCATGGTCAGTGAACGTTGCTCCGCCTCCGTCTGCGACCGAGATAAGAGTGCCTGCGTCTATATCAAACTTGGCCTCTCCTCCATTGGCCGTGTCCGCGTTATCATCAACATAAAGGGATACCTTTGTACGTTCCCCGACCTTTATATACGCGCTAAACCTGTACTTAAGCGCCGAGGCGGCTTTAGTGTGTGCGTATCTTCTATGATGTACCCCCGTAGTGGCCACCTCTACCATCTTATCCGCAGTGACCTTGGTATCAGGGGCCTCTATCGCGTTAACCGTTACAGTGGTATCCGCGCCCGCGCCCGCACTTAAGTCTTCTGAGTCGGCTAGTACCTGTTCAAGGTAGTCCGAATACACCCTACGCAAGGCCCAACCCCAGACGATAATATCTCCGGTCTCTGCCGCGACATTATTCAAGAATCCGTAGTTATCCGGCTCATCCCCGTTGGATAAGAAGGGGGATGTCTCGAAGAACTGCCAAGTATCCGTAACTGTGAGGTCACCTGTTTGAGTGCCATTATACTGTAAGCGGAAATCCCGTGTACCGGAAGCTACTTTTGCCCATACCCCAAAGGTATATATAGTGTCCGCGTAGTAAGGACCAGCTACACTACTACCCGCTATAACCACAGGTACGTAAGCTGATGCGGCTGCATCGGCAGTGTATGTGATGGTGTCTGCGGTAGTCGTTCCATCTGGAGCAACTGTTGTGTTCTGGGTGGCGCTACATAAGTTGAAATTCCAGCTATAGGTTGCTCCGGTAAGAGTGATATTATTCGCGGCGAATACGTTACGTTTGGACTGATCCAGTTTTGGTCCAGCGGCGTACCCGGCTGTTGCCGTGCAGCCTAGCTTAGTCCATGTGACTGTGCTGAAATCCTCTGAAGAGTCATACCCATTGATGGCGTTCGCTACTTTATTAGCTGTGCCGCGAGCGTTCTCGAACGTGCCTAGGCCCGTCGCCGTACGTATCTGAAGCTTAACTCCGTAGTTAGCTGTGTTACTTCCGCTAAGGGTGGCCTGCGCCGCAAGAGTTACCCAATCAGACATAAAGTTTTGAGTGTTCTCGCCATCCACGTTAATTATAGCGGTGATACGTGATTTGTAGATCGCGCCTAAATCCGTTATGTCCGTGAACAAGTAAGAGCCTGCTGTAAGTACGTCGCCGCTAGCGTCCGCTCCGAGTTCAAGAGTTCCAGACTGAACATAAGTATCCGTATGCAACCCGTCCCACGTTCCGCTTTCATCGATAGTTACTACGGCATTCTGGCCTTTGGCATCCACCTGATTAATAAGGAAAGTAGCATTAGCGCTCTCAAACCCGCTGGTATCCACCGCCTTGATTGCATAGGTACCCACAAGCAGAGGTACGTTAAAGGATATCAAGCCACCAGTTACTTGTAGTAGTATAGGGAGCATACTTTCCCAAGTAGCTGCGGCTAGGGCCGGAGTGTACCTTATCGTGTAGTAAGCTAAATCGAGGTCGGTGACATTATCCCAGAATATCTGTAACTGGCTATCCAGCACGTTACCGAAGAAGTTTGATACATCGGACGGGGGGGCTGTAAGACCCGAAAGATCTACATCTTCGAGAGTTGTAAACTTAGTTGGCCGTCCTAGTGCGTCGAACCCTCTAACACGGAAACTCCAAATACCGGGAGATATATTAGTGACATCTAGAGATAACTCGCCTGTTACGCCCGCCTTGGTATAAGCTTCATCCCCCGGGGGTTTGGTATACACGTCAAAGCTGAGAATACGTGGGTCAGGATTTACCCAACCTATAGTAACGGCTGCGGCTACATGCGGTCCCGCTTGGTACAAGTACTCCTGTACCGTTAGGTCCGTTAGCCGTTTGAACGGGCCGGTAATAACGCTACTAGGTATCTGCTCAAGGTCTACCCCTAATTCTATCCGCGCATACTTAGTCGGATCGTGTAGTATCCCGGTAATCTCAAATATATTAGGCTCAGACTCAGTGTGGGATATAACCCTAAATTTACGGGCTGCGACTAAACTTGAATCTATAACCCATACCGCGCCGGGGATGGGGGTGCCCGCGAGTACGCCATTAAAAGTGAGGCAACACGTTTCGGCAATCGAGTTATCTATAGTCCCTTGTCCAAGGGTCCCATCGGGTAGCATTACTGAGGCTGTGTAATCCACAGTGTCGTCTAGGCTAAGTGGATTGTCTATAGTGAGCGTCTTGGTAAGTTGGGCTAACGTGCTTACATTGTACCGAGAGGTAGACTGCAAGCGTACACCCCCTAGGTGAATATTACCCGTCTCCGTGGAGTCCGCTAACAGGTATATACGTGCCTTGGTCTGGCCCGAAGCCGTAGTGAACCGCAACGTTATAGGCTTACCCTCGAATTGTGGGGCCTCGTACGTTAGCGTATCAGCTAAAAACGCAGAGTTGGTTTCGTCATATATCTTACAGGTTCCTCGTGAAACCGCTGTGCCACGCGCCGCCCAGAAAGATAGTTCGTACTCGGTATCGGCGACTACATCCAAATCACCTAAGTAAACCGTTGAGGTACCTGCCGTTAGAGTTAAATTCTGTAGGGAGATAGTGCTATCAAATAGCGCGAGGTCGGTATCTTCCTTAGTCGTATTCGTCAGAGTCCATCCTTGTTCTGTGGATACCTCAACTGCCGCAGCCGCAGGAACTATATTCCCTGTACTCCATACTATATTAGGCTCAAGGGTATTTACTGTTAACTCGGACACGCTGAAGGAAACCCCCTCATCATACGAATCTATAACTATACCACCGGCTGCATCGCTTGGGCCTATAGATGCTGATACTCTTCCTTCAAAATTAACAGAGTAAACGTCCATCCAGAGACGACGCCAGCCGTTAGGTAGATTGTCCATATCGGCATTTATAATCCGATTGTTTCCCCCAGTGGCTAAAGCATAGTCGAAGCTTGATCCATCAAAATCCGTGGCGGCGCTGTCCGGCTCGCACTGGGGTCCCCACATAAGGTACCCGTCAACTGCCGTAGAGGTGCCTCCCCAGCTTCCCCCGTCCATGGATATATACGGGCTAAAGTTTATGACAGTATTAGTTAGAGATTTAAATGTAATGGAGCATTTGCGCCAGCCGGACCCCGCATCCTCATTCGTATACTTATAAGGGAGGTCAAGGCCTCCTATTGCCGTCATTGTTGCGTCTGTAAGGCTAAATAGCATGCCAGCCGTATCAGTGCCGTCCGAGGTTAAAAAGGCGAACTGGTCGGAGCCATTCGCTTTGAAGTACCCTGACAGGGTGTAGTACTCATCCATATTAACCGTTATATTCTGAGTATGGTACGCGAAGACGTTTCCGTTGCCTACCACAGAAAGGGCAGTAGTATTACCATCCGGGGCGACTGCCGCGTTTAATGCTGCGGTTGCTCGGAAGGTACTCCATGGGGAAGTTGTTAATGCTTGCGGCTTACCTATCAGGTTGATTGCAGACGTTTGCAAAGATATGGAGTTAGAGAGAAGATTGAACGCCGCCCGCGCACCAAGTTCGTCCATACCTAGGTATACGTTATTACGCCCGCCCGGTTTGACGATTGCGTGTACCCTGTAAATTTTACCGACCGAGCCAACGTAGTTATTGTCGCGCAGTTGAAATATATCATCCGTAAGCACAGATTCGGTTATATCGTAGTAGGTGCCCTCTTGGCCGTCCCATAGCGTACCTACGACGCCTGTAGCCGTAAGATTAAGCTTGTCCCACGCGCTGTCCGAGAACGTTTTAGGCTTGGTCAGGAGGTTTTCCCCTAGTGCATACCTTATCCGCCCGCCGTGGCGAATTCCTGCGTAGTTTTCGTCCAGTACGGAGACGATATCGCCGGGGATAACCATCCCGTGATCCCATGATGCTTTGTACTGTATGAGTTCTGTTGCGTTCTTCTCCGTATCGAGCGTCCATTTACCTATGCGATTGGCTTGGCCGCGACTTGTGGTACCTACCGCATAGATATCCGTCTGTCTGTCCCCGAGTTCGTTGATCCCGTCCGCATCCTCTACAACCTCGATGGTTGCTTTGTAGAAGTCTGACGGGTCATTCCACGTAACATGTGCTACCGTATGCCGGTCATTGAGTGACGAGCCTGAATAGATAAACTTACCGTCAATCACATTTGCGTTGGTTACAAGCTGTATCTCTTCCTTGTCGTAATCCTGCGATACATACACGGCCCCCGAGGACCAGAACGCAATCGCCTGAAACATAGAAGCAATCGACTGTAATACCTGATAAGCGTCCTCGCGAGTGTTAAGCACTCCGTTAAACGTGAAGCGAGGCTCGAAGCCCCCGAAGCCGTCCGGCACTAATTCATCACAGCGTTGCGCTATAGTGTACAAGGTGAACTTATCAATCTGAGTCGCGCCTATGAACTGGCCCAAGCCATAGCGAGTATTACGAACAACGTCGTAGAATACCCACGGCGGGCTGTCCGTCCACTCGTCCTTAAACGAGCCGTCCCATATTCCTTGGTACATTCTAGCGCGGCTAGTGTCCACACTGGTTACAGTGGCGTCGGTAGTCTCCAAGAATACCCCCGGGACAGTGGCCGGTACATTAACCGTTCCCGAGTTAATATCGGTTATCACCTGAAACCCATCGACATATATAGTCTTGCCGGAGGTTACGGCTAAACTGGCGTCTGCATCGACTAAGCTAATACGGGTCTGCATGGCTTGGCTGGTAAACTTGCCGCCGATCCCGCAGCGGAACCAATTTATTCTGTCGGGGTCCTGCTCAATAAACGTGGTTATCGTGTTGAATTCTGAGGGAACAATACCTGTAACTATATCCCCTTCGCCTCCGACGTTAGCAGCGGTTGCACCCGTGACTATATTCTCCGTAGTGCCGGTCCAAGTCGATAGGTCGCTAAATGGCAAATAAGCCACAAGGCCCGTTTCGTTCCCTAAGAGTGGGGTGTTCATATCCGCTAGTATTTGGGCCTCTGTGCGACCGAAGTTCCACATACGGAAATCGTCTATAGTATTTTCGGCGGTGTATGCTCCGCCCGCTGCGTGTAGGTTAAGGTTACTAGTAGATGCTACATAGGTCCAAGCCGTTTTTGCCCCTACGATTACTCCATCAACCGTAATCCACGCATCGGTGCCGTCGAAGTGCAGGCCAATGTAGTAGGGGGTGTTAATCTCATAGATATAGTCTGTATGTACGTCGCTGCCGGTCCCGCCACTCTGACTATTCCAAAAGCTTATACGAGCCTTAGTCGGGTCGGAGGCCAAGACGCTGACGCCAGACCGGAAGCCATGGGTTAAGTAGGTTTCATTGGACAACAGTATGTTGCCATTAGCTGCAAGAGGGCTAAATTTAAATACATCAAAGCTAAACCACCCTTCCATTGAAAATTCAGTGGCATTCATTCCTACGTAGTAAGGGATAGCCAAATTAGAATCACTTCTAACTCCCTGAGTACCTACGGACTGCTTGTAGTCTGTGAGTATAGGGCTTTGTTCTAACTGTGCGCCCCAAACAGTTGCCGAACCTATAGCGGTAGGCTCTCTGTCTCCTGCCGTCGTCGTGAAGGCTGGTACAATCTCAATACGGGCGTTAGTATTGCCTCCGCCCGTATTAGCGTGAGTGATCCAAAAACGCCAGTAAAGACCATCGCTTTCTGCGCCGTAAGTATCGGCGGGAAAAGCCGTGCGCGGCGTTACAACTCCCGTGGATATATTGATATCCGCCTGACCATGCTCAGTAGACCCGCCCGTGAACTGTAACGTCAGGCCCACATTCGCCGTCGGGGCGTCGTCTTTTAGTATATAAACACTGCCGGTATAGGGCGAAGTGTCATCAGCTACCGTGATCGTCTGTTGCTTGCTTTCTATATTTACTGCGTCGTTGTCCGTGACGGTATCCGCAGTAGTGCTTCCATCAGGCGCGACGGAAGCATCAGCGACCACAGAGGGTGTACCCGCGTTGACCCAAGCTGCGTTGTCAAACTCTTCCGTGTAGGTTAACAAGTTTGTGACGCCTGAACTTAGCTTGACTGCTTTGCTCTCTGCGGAGTAGCTCGTAAGCACCAAGCCCGCTGACACGTTGAAGTACGCCCAGTACAAAGCACCCCGTAAGTCCTCGATTGAGAGTCTAACAAACGCCGTGGTCCCGGCCTTAAAATACCCGGAAGCAAAATACGTGTGTGTAGCATCAAAAGTGATCGACCGCATAAGGCGGCAATCTGAGGTGCCTGCGGAGGCGGTGAGTAAGTCTGCCGTGCCGCCCAACGGGCTGAGTTCTATATTATCTGTAACTGTTATATTGGCGTTGTTCCAATACACATTACTTAGCTCGCGTGAACGGAGCATGTAATTCGTAAGGGCCGGGCCAACTGGGAAGTAGTTCTCGGGTATGGATATGATTAGCCCGTCTATCTCAAACGCTCGCTTAGGGACCTCACCTCCGAATAGCTCACTGTCTACCTCAAACCCGAAGGCGGCAGTATCCGGCATAGTTAACCGTTCATCGATAATTTCGGTGTAACGAGCGAAATGAGTCTCATTGTTTAACGCGCTAGTGGTGGCATCCGCAGTTATTCTGCGCATACGAACGTCCCAAGAAACATAGGTGGGTAAATCTATATTGTAGGACCGTTCGTAAGGGGCGGTACTCTTACCTGATATAGTGTCGTTAATCACCTCAACCCAAGAACCTCCAGAGGTTTCTCTTGAGTCTATAGCAATCTGTACCGTTGTCTTTTTCAAGTCACCATTGGTCACGTCTTGGCGTACCAGAGAGGGGAGACGTACTGTCGCTCTTATCCGGTCAATCTCAGGATTTGAGATAGTTCTCGTTACAGACTGGGTAGTCTTAACCTCCGTACCTACTACAATCTCCCCTTCGATAAAGGCGAAGCCGGGTAGGTAGTCTTGGTCGGGAGTTCCATTTACGAGCGACCATGAAACGCCTTCAAAGTTATAGTTTCCGTCGGAGTCCAAAAGAGAGGTTTCATTCAAGAAAATGGACTGCTCACCGTTTACAAGCCCTTTGATAGCTCCTTCGGAGACCACATCAACCGCCCGGGCGACTGACTTAGACCGTAGGTTATTAGGGTCTTCTTGAGCAACGCGGGCACTACCACCGCCACCACCTTTGCCGCCGCCAGCGCCTTCATGAGTTTCTTCGTACTCGTCGTAAACGTCAATAATAGTTGCCATTAAATTTGCTCTACCTGAATGCCGGAGGAAACGATAATACTGCCGGTAGTCATTCGACCGTATACCAATGGGATAGGTTGTCCCTGCGCAGCCGTATTGACCGCACCATTAAACAGGAAAGAGGCCCGTTCATCCGGGGACTCCCTAGTGTTAACGTCTCCCGTTGAGGGGGTAGGCGCTAGTAACTGGGAAAACCCGGTAAGCGCTGTACTAACGCCGAATAGTAGAATGTCAGCGAAGGTGACGCTAAGTGACCCCACAGAGAAGGCTGTAGCAGACAATCCGCCACCTACGGCTACTGCGGCTGTGCCCGACGCGGCTGCGGCACCACCAGCGGCGGACGAGGCTGCTGCTGCGCCAAAAGCGGGGGCTGCGGCACCAGCCGTGACAATGACCCCAACAATGATGATAATACCAACGATGATCTTGGTTATACCCTTCTTCTTAGCCCCATCATCGGCATGAAGTAGGTGGATATCTTTGGCGTTACCAAAGTCCATACGTAGGTCATGTTCGGAGTAGTTAAAGCCATTCTCAACGTCCGGCCCGCGAACTACGTTAAAGTTATTCTCTCTAAGGTACTTCTCAAAACCGGGGAACTGCCGTAAAGCGCTACCCATCTCCGATACGTTATCAACGAAAAAGGTATGCTTCTCCCCGAACATTTCGCCTAAGCGATCATGGAGGTGAATAGTTCTAGCGATTTGAGTCATGGCGTACCCAGTAAGGTGAACGGTTAGCCCAACGGCCAATAGGATCGTGACGGCTCAACTGGCCGTTTAGATGGTGCAGTATAGTGCTGTTACCTACGTACACCCCGCCGTGATTAAGGGTGTTAGTTTTAGACAGGACGCTGACGAAGAACACATCATGTATCTGCGGTGTTTCGTCCGGCAGTAGGGGCTTGAGTCCTACCCTTTTGAAGTTATCAACGTATAGATTCTGGCCGTTATCCCACCATCCGAATTCTCTCGGCTGCTCTGGAAACTCAATACCTAGAACTTGATGGTAGTACGAACGGATAAGGCTATAGCAGTCAAATACTCCGTGGATGAAAGGGCGGGCGGTCATCTTAATGTCGCTCATGTGCTGGTCCCACCAAAACATAGATGGAGCGCGGCCCGACTCAAGCACCACTATGCCCCACGGGATATCAGCTTTGAGTTGCCCGTTCATATCCACTTCACTAGGGCAATCTGGTCCTTCCGGGTGGCTGTGTATCACCGCCTGTATTTTCCCGATAGTCTCCTTAACCCGTATCGTCTCAGAGGGGGCTATCTTAAACGTCAGCGCTTTCAATTCCGCGACGTTCTCCATAGGGATATACGTGTCGTTAACCACATACCCGCACGACTCGCAGGGGAACACGCTCTGAGCGTGGCTGATAGCCGCCTGCTCTATGCGGGTACTAAACATTGCCGACCAACGGAAACGCTCGGGTGGGTAAAGTTCTAGGTTCGTTGCCCGCTTCAATCTCTGACTGACGGAAACGTAGCCGACAATCCGATAGTTTCTTACCGCATCTGTCGAGACTAATAGACGTAGGGGAGCCGTCTGCTGCATAGTGAGGTCCATCGGACGCGGGAGCGGAGCCTATGCCTTGCCACGGGCAAGTGGCCTTGTCATAGTTAAATACACCCGTTGCTGGATCAAGGTATCTGTAGGTGTGGCGGCACACGTTTTTGATTATCTGCCGCCCCGGTACCTTACGCCCGCGTTGATCCATAAGGGCCGCAAGTTCGAACTCTATGTATTCCTTGCTGTGGACCGATTTACGGTCTACGTAAAATATGTCGATAGGGTAATGTGCGTTACCATCGGCATCGGGCTGGCCGTCAAGGAATGACTTATAAGTGCGAATACGGCTAACTGAGGCCCCGACAAGATCGTTCAAATCTATGACCAAGCTCTGCACTAGGCCAGTGACGTTACCTATACGTATTAAGGGGGTAGGTAAGTTGCCCTTACCCAAGGTCTCAAACCCCTCCGCTTCGATATCTACTGTCGTATAGGTGTTGCCCGCAAAAGAGATTGCCGAGCCGTCTTCGTGGCTGTTTCTGGTGAAGTATCCTATGAAAGGGTTTCCTATAGGGGTGAGGTCAAGGGAAAACAGTTCTACCCGGTTTTCTTGGGATAGTTCCTGTGCTTCTTGTGTTATGCGAGGATCGACACTCATACGTCATTGACCTTTAAAAACGTGGCAGTAACCTGCCTATGGTTTACATGGGAGAACCCGCGATTAAAGGTGTTTGCAATATACTTACCCTGTACCGCGTTGAGTTCCGGGGGCGTCCAGTAAAATGCGACGCTTCCTTTATGTCTCCGAAAGAAATCTATCAGGAATACCGCGTTCACCCGGGGTAGGGTAGACCATCGAAGCTGTGCGGAGTCTTCGATACTATTGATACCGTCCGGCCCGCGCTGTACATAGCCATCGCCGAAGCCAGCGGTGTTAACCTTGGGCTTCATTTCCTCAGTAACGCCGCCAACGTCGGGTAAATACATGTCTTCTGTAGGGAATGTCTCTAAGGCCATTTACTGCACCTGTAGTTTGTTTGTTTGACCGCCTGCGCGTTGCTGTTTGCGCATAAGCTCGAAGAACTTCGCTTCAACAGATTTGTCAACGCTATCACCTATCTGTTCGGCGAACTTAGCAAATTCATCATTAGTATTCTTACTGCCGTTAGCAGGTAGGTTGACGCTTATCTCTATAATAGGCTGAAACAAGGTGGTATTAGCACTCCCACCCGCAGATGAGACGCCAAGACGGCCCCGGCTATCCCTGCGCAAGGGCATAATGGCTTCCGGTCCCGCTTCGCCCATAAGCCCCGGTCCGCTTGCCGACCCGAACAAGGTAGAGCCGCTTACGACTCCGCCCTTTGCAAACGTTTGCAAACCGTTCTGATTGAATACGTTACCCTTAGCGCTTAAACTTAAACCAACGCCACTAAGTAAAGCTCCCGTGGCTTCCTGAAACAAACGCTGTGACGCCATCTTGGCCGCAAATCTCGCCCATTCCAATAGCATGCCGCTTAGGGTTTCCCGCCAGCCGTCGCCAACGCCGGTAATCATATCGGCAGTAGCGTCGGATATGCTGTCCGTCATTTTCCCGTATAAATCGGCACCCATCTGAAAGCTTGTCTGTTGGTCAAGAACCATCTGCTGCTGTGCCGCCGATATACCATCGAAGAACGTTCCAGTTTCTCGGTTCTCGTTTACAAGCCTATTCAAACGAGCCTGAGAGAATTCCTTCTCTTTTTGTTCGCGGAATTCAGCGGACTGAATAAACATAGTTTGGCGGGCTGCGAGATCATTTTCAACCTTAATTGCATTTCTGCGTTCGTCATTAAGGTCTGACAAGGAGCCACCCGCTGCGGTTATCTTATCAGATAGCTCATCATACTGCTTGTTAATAGCCTCTATAGCCGTAACCCG